TTGGCTGCATTACTTAAAGACAAAAATGTTAAATCTATCTCTATAGATAATAAACAATATACTTGTAAATGTGCAAGTTTCTCACTCAAATCTCTTAGTGGACATGCTCCATTCTGTCAACTTATCGATTACTACTCTTCTATTAACACAAATCGAATTGTATTACATCATGGATCAGAAAAAGCAAAGTTAACATTAAAAGAGAAATTAACTTCTGAACTTGAAAAGAAATGCAAAAGTACACGAGTTATTATTGCAAATTCAAGTTTGAAAATTTCATTATAGAAAGGACTGTTGAATATAGAATTCGAACTTCCAATTAAAGATTTACTAAAACAATTTGGCGGTGGACTGCCAGATGTAGTAGATTATCAGTATTATGTAAATTTACAGCAGCGCAAAATTATTGTGAATGAAGCCATTTGCGATACTATCCTTGAAAGTGCTGTTCTGCCACTTATTGAGATGGATAATGATGGCTCTGGAGAACCTATTACAATTATTCTTGATTCACCTGGTGGTGATGTATATAGAGGATTTAATCTTGTTGATGTTATTGAAAAGATTAAAACTCCACTTACGATTCACATTATGAGTATGGCAGCAAGTATGGGACTACATATTGCTATGGCAGGGCATAATAATCAAAATGTAAAAATCGTATGTCATCCATTTAGTGTAGGTTTACTTCATAGTGGATCAGAATCTGTTAGCGGAACAGCTCATGCTGTAAGAGATTTATTTAATTTTTCACAGAAATACGAAGAGAAAATTAAACAGTATGTACTTTCACATTCTAATATTAATGAAGAAATGTACGAAAAAGTATATCGTCAGGAATTGTGGCTTGATGCAGGTGAAATGCTTCGCCTTGGAATTGTAGACGAAATCATTTAATTTTTTATTCATAAAAATGCTTAAACTACCTCTATTTACACTATACCACATTTTCAATCAAGTGTGTAGAGGTATTTCACAAATAATTAAAAAAATTCACATTAGTTTAAAGGAGGATAAATATGGCTAAAGCTTTATCTTATAAAAAATCTACTACTGTCACAGTTAAGGCGGCAGGTTATGTAGACATCGAAAAAGGAGTTATTGAAACAGAAGAAGGAAATGTATCTTTCAAAGATTTATTAAAAGACTTTGATGGAAAATATGGTGAATTTCAGATGAAAGAAAAGACTGATGAAGAATAGATTGGAGTGAAGATTTATCAGTATTAATTTTGAACAAGAATTAGCAAAAATCGGATTAACTCCAGAAACATATGAGGCTGTCTGTGCAGATATTGATTCAAAACTTGACGGTGTAGTTGATATCGACTGGCAGGAAATTAAAGAAAAATATCATGTACAATGTGCAAGCGATACAATTCGTAAGTCCTCTTCTACTCCATTTGGTGGTAGATTCAGAGATGCTTATTTTCGCAGCAAGCAAAAATCTGGTAACGATGAAAAATCTGAAGATCAGTTATTATATGAAAAAATTCGTAAGGAACGACAGAAATTACAGACAGTTAATTTAGAGAGAAATCGTATTTCTCGCCAAGAAAGTCGTTTTGAGCTGTTCAATGAATATGTGGCTGAAGCAATTCAGATGCTACCAAACCCAGACTTCAAACCTCTGAGAGTTGAAGATAAATCTAAAGGATATGTGCTTTCTATTGCAGATATTCATTATAAAGCAGTATTTAAGAGTGTTAACAACGAATACTCTCCAGAAATTTGCATTGAAAGATTTCAAAAATTATTATCTAAGACCATTGTGCTGATACATAGACTTGGCATTTCTAAACTCAAAGTCGTCACATTAGGTGATGATATTCAAGGTATCTTACGTCTTACTGACGTTAAGCTCAATGACTCTGCCGTTGTTAAGGCAGTTGTTGATATCTCAAAAATCATTTCACATTTCTTAAATGAATTATCCAAATATGTTGAAATTGAATATTATTGCGTAGGTCGAAGCAACCATAGCCAAACACGACCTATAGGAACAAGAGCTTCTGAATTATGTGCGGAAGACTTTGAATATATTATTGGAAATTATATCAATGAATGTTTGGCAAATAATGATCGTGTTGAAGTACATCTTGATCTAGAATCTGATTGTATTCATATTCCTATCGCTGGCTTTAATATGGTTGCAATGCATGGACACACATTAAGAGGAACTGATAGTGCCATTCAAAATATGGAATCTATATATAACGAAGATATTGATTTCTTATTGGTTGGTCATTACCACGGAATGCTTGAAAAATCTCTAAGTGAAGGTATTACATGCGATAAAGAAATTTTAGTATGTCCAAGCTTTGTAGGTAGTGATCCTTACGCAGACAGTATTTTTAAAGGGTCAAAGAGTGCTTGCAAGTTATTTGAGTTCACAGAACGTGAAGGGCATACAGCATCATTCAAGATACAGTTAAATTAGCAATTCGGCAGTCATTTTTTAGGATCAATCTCTCAAAACAGGTCGGACAGACTGCCTATTATGAGCAGAGGATATTACTTCTTCTGCTCCACTTCTATAAATATACGGCTTTCAATTGTACTTTGATTTGTCGTTATCAAGTAGGCTGTTTTCCTACTTCTTCTATTGTAAGGAGGAATTCTTGGCAAAATATTTTACTAAGAAAGAACTGCAACGCTTAGGTTGTACTGATGACGAAATTAAATTGGTAATGAAATACCAAAAGAAACTTCCAGTTTTAATTGAAAATATGGAAGTTAAAGGATTCTGTGTTGACGCACGAACATTACACGAACAACTAGAAGTTAAAGCAAATTATTCTAAATGGATAAAACGTCGTATCAATACATATAAATTTCAAGAAAATACTGACTTTGTTACGGCTTGTCAAAAACGGAAAGCCGTAAATAATGGGTATTTTTATACAACGGAGTATATATTGACGATATACATGGCAGAATCTCTTGCTATGGTAGAGCGTACAGAAACAGGTGAAATTGTTCGTCGTTATTTCATGTTGATGAGAGATATTGTTGCAAATAATAAAGAATGGTGGGAAATACGTATTTCTGAACGATCAAATTATAAACCACTATGTGAAGCATTATCTCAAAATATTTTTAGGAAATGCGGTCGTTATGGTGATAAATATGATTTTGCTAGAGAAGCAAATTTCCTAAATGTTATTGCAACTGGTGCAAAAGCACAGGATATTAGGAATTATCTTATGATCCAAACAAATGAATTAACTAGAGATAGTTTGGAAAAAGATTATAATGAGCGTCTGGAATTTTTACAAGAACAAGATATTTTGTATTTAGGAACAGATATGCCATTAAGACAACGGTTAGAATTTTTGATAACTGTATTTGATATTAAATATCCAACTTGTACTCCGCTTATGTCTTATATGAGCAGAGATGGCATGTTGGCAGAAAGAACAAAAATGTTAAACGAATTAACATTTTAATTATCAACAATTTACGGCTACTCTCTTTAGAGAAATCGTAGAAAATAGTCAAAAACAAAACATTAATTATAAAAAGGAGAATTAAACTATGACAACATCAAAAGATTTAATTAAAAGTATTGCAACAAAGAAAACAGAAACAGAAGGACGTAAAGTAACTCAGATCGAGGCAAAAGAAGAATTAGATAGAGTTGTTGAATGCATCGTTGATGCTATTGCGTCTGGAGACGGTGTTCGCTTAATGGGTCTTGGAACATTTACTGTTGAAGATAAACCAGCTCATGTTGCAAGAAATCCAAGAACAGGTGAAACAATCAATGTTCCTGCTAAGAAAGCTCCAAAATTCAAAATCTCTGCTTCATTAAAAGATGCAGTAAACAAATAAGATTGGAGTGATTATTATTTCTTATAAAGATAAATATAACAAGTATGAGGACTTGAATATTACAGATTTCGAAGACCAAATTGAGCTTTTATTTATAGTTAACGATCAGTTGGTCGATGGAGATAATTGTGTAGATATCATTGCAAACGCTGAGACAATTCGTTATATGTTATCCATTGCAATGTCAGAACTTGACTATGCTCCACATAAGATTAATATGGAAAAAGACGATGCCACATATTGTCTTGAAATGTTTGATGATGGAAGTTTGAGAGTTTTCTTATATGATAAATATAATGATTCTTTACAGGGAACTTCCATTTATTTATATCAAGAAGAGGTTACTCAGGATATTGTAGATTTTGTATTGAACTTCTACTCTGATTCTGATATCTGGCTTTTTGGATATGAAGATGAAGACGATGTTCCGATCAGCAAGGAAGATGTATCTGATTTAGATATCGTTGCCAGAATTATGGAAGATAAACATTTTGAAGTTTTGCCAACTATGTTGCCTTTCGAGTATCTGTTAAAGGATCTTTGGAGATTTTAATATTATAAATTATATGCAGTAGGTGAATAATATCATCTACTGCTCTTCTATTATATAAGGAAAGGAGGAACTTATGGCAAGAGAATTAACGCCAGAAGAATTGGTAAAAGCCCCAATGTACATCAATAGAGACGTGCAATTTGAGATGCCAAGGCGATCTACTAGGGTAGATAAAAAATATAAATGCACATGCTGTGGTAAGAGTTGGGATAATCAGAGAAGCCATTTCGCTAAATCTCCTTCTCCTTTATACCAGAGTAATGATGGGTATATCAACATCTGTAATGATTGTATGGACTTGTATCTACAGAAGTTGATCAATTACTACAATGGAAATGAAGTCCACGCAATTAAGCATGTGTGTCAGCAATTTGATGTAGTGTTTCATGTTGATGCATACAAAAATGCAAAGGTTGAAAATCAACCAATCACATTTTCACAATATCTTTCAAAGCGTAATCTTCATCAAACAACAAAGGTTGGTAACACATATCTTGATGGAATGAAGACGAAATTTTATGAAGATGGATATGATCATGTTATGAGTGCAGAACAAGCTGTAAATGATGATAGTATATCTATTTCTGGTTCAGCTACTAAGAGATGGGGTGCTGGATTTACACAGGCGGATTATAAAAATCTTGACGAGCATTATAATATGCTGAAAGACAACAATCCAAACATTGATCAGAATCAAGAAATCTTCGTAAAATCGTTATGCAATTTATACATGCTACAAATACGTGCTCTACAGGCAGGCGATTCAAAGAAATATATCGACCTTAGCAGCCAGTATTCTAAAACATTCAACGATGCAGGTCTAAAAACAGTTGAAGAAAAAGATGAAAGTCAAAATACTACTCTTGGAGTAACATTGGGTACTATATCAAAATATACGCCTGAAGAATTTTATAAAGATAAACCATTATATGAAGATTATGATGATTTGGCAGACTATGTGGACAGATTTATGCTACGTCCATTAAGAAATTTACAATATGGATCTTCTGATAGAGATAAGGAATATTTCATTCCTGATGATGAGGATTTAGACGATGAATAAACAAGTAAGTAAAAAGACCGCTGCCAGACGTCTTAGTAAAATGATTGAACAGTTTCCTGCCGACGAATATCAAAAGGAATTGTATAAAAAATTCCCATCTACGCATTATTTAAGCAATCCAACAAATGTTATGCATACATTGGCATGGTGTACGTTTTTTAGGAAAAATTTACACAGATTTGTACAAGACTACTTAGAAATTCCAATATATACATATCAACAATTGGCACTATATTATATGGGTGTTTCCAACTCAATTTGTATTATTGCAGCACGTAATGATGCAAAATCATTCTTAATTGCCCTATATGCATGTTCTAGAGCTATTCTTTATCCAGGATCAAAAGTTGTTATTGGTTCTGCTACTCGTGGACAGAGTAAATTGATTATTACCGAAAAAATTCAAGGTGAATTAATGGTAAAATCGGCTGTTTTAAGAGCAGAAATTGAATATGTTAAGACTAATGGACAAGACGTTGTTGTAAAATTTTATAACGGATCTACAATTAAAGTGTTTACAGCAAATGATAACGCCCGTGGTATTCGTTCAAATGTTGCTATTAGGGAAGAATTTAGACAGATCAAGAAAAATATTGAAGATAATGTCATTTCCCCATTTCAGATGGTACGTCAGCCAGGTTATATACAACTTCCACAATATAAAGATAATCCAGTTTTAGCGAAAATCTTGCAAGAAGACCCCGTTGATATCTATATTAGCTCATCTTGGCAAGACCCTACACATTGGATGTGGACAATTGTAGACATGAACTATGAATTAATGCTGAAACACGGAAAAGGTATGCTTTTAGCATTTGATGAAAGTATATGTCTAAAACATGGATTTAAAACAAAACAACAGTTGATCAAAGAAAAGAAAAAGCAGGATCCTACCAGTTGGAAGGTAGAGTTCTTAAATCTTAGAATTAAGGAATCTGATTCTGCATATTTTACATATTCTATGCTGATGAATCGGCAAATTTCAAAACAAGTCTTTTATCCAAGAAATAATTTGGATGTTCAAATCAATAAGAAAAACCGCTATGCAATCCCTAAACGTGACAATGAAGTAAGAGTTATCGCAGGCGATATTGCATTCGTAGCAGGTTCTCAGAACGACAATTCAGTTTATTCTTGTATTCGTGCTATCCCAGAAACAATGACGTATGGCGATAAGCAAATGGAACAAGGATATCGTAGACAATTCCCTTATATTGAGTCTAACCAGATAGGAGATACGACAAAACAGGCAATTAGGATACGTCAGCTATATGAAGATTTTAACGCTGATTATATAGTAATTGACGTGCGCAACGGAGGTTTGCAAATTTTGTATTCTTTACAAAAAGTTCTATACGATGAAGATCGCAGTGTTGAATACGCCCCATTAAAATGTATGAACAACGATGAATACGGTAGATTGTGTCAAGATCCAGACGCAAAACCATGCATCTATGCTATCAATGGTACACAAAACCTGAACAGTGATATTGCTATGAACTTCAGAAAGAATCTGGTTGAAGGAAGGATTGATTTTCTTGTTAACTTTGAAACCGCTAAAGAAGAAATCCTTTCTAAGAATAAGGAATATAGACAAGCCATCGAAGTCGATGATGTATTCGATTTTGAGCGACCATTCTTAGAAACTCAGGCGCTTGTTAGTGAATGTGCAGAATTACAATATGAAAAATTAACCACAGGTGGTATCCGAATTAAGGAACGTGGAAACAACCGAAAAGATAGATATTCATCATGTAGCTACGGATCATATTTTATAGACCAGTTGGAATTAGATATGGCAACTACAGATGAAGAATACGGATACGCAACATTTGTAAACTAATGGAAGGAGGGAAAATGGAAGAAAATATAAAGCAAGATACTACATATGAATACAACAGTTATCAATATACAACAACAGATATATTTAACGCTATCTTTCAATGTGGTGTTTATGATTATTTTAATAAAGAAGAAATACGCAGTGTTTTAAGAAATCCAATTGAAAACCACGAAACCGCCATTAGATTGTCAAATTTTGTGTATACAAAAAACGGAGTTGTTACAAATTCTGTTGACTATATGGTTGCATTGCCATGTCTTGATAGTATATTAATCAATAAATCGAAAGCAAAAAAGAAAAATAACAACAAGGCAAAAAATAATAAACGCTTAATGCGCTCTACCCTTGAGACAATCGACGACAAACATTTCATTAGAGATGCATTACATACCGAGATGTTAGACGGAATTGCGTTTTATTACTTCGAAACCAAAGTAAGACCATCCGATATTGATCATACAAAATACATGAATGATTTTGATGTTGAGCGTATTATGGAGATAAATGACATCGGTGTTAATGTCTCTATTATTTCTTTGCCTTGGCAGTATTGTAAAATTGTTGGTAAGAAAAATGGGCGATTTGTTGTTGGTTTTGACTTGAGATATTTTGATGATTTCACAGACGATACACGGGAAAGAAAACTTAAAAAGTATCCAGAAGAAATCAGGAAAGGGTATTACGATCGCAAGAAAAGTAATGGCGTAAACGGCAATTGGTTAATATTAAATTCGGATAAAACAATGTGCAGAAAAATCAAATGCAAAGACTCAGAACCTTGGGGAAGATCATTGGTTATTGCTGCTCTTGAGGATGTACTATATAAAGATTATTTTACAGACACAAAACGAAATGTTTTGGATGACATGAACAATAAAGTTGTCTATCAGACATTCCCAGAAGGGAAAGAAAAAGGACTTTGTGCTTTAACCAAAAAGCAACAGGAAGCCCAACATAATGATGTTAAAACCGCTGTAGTTAACAAAAACAACAAAGGTGGATTAAGTTTCATTAGCGTTGCCGCAGGAACAAAGATCAATTCTTTAGATGTTTCTACAGATATTTTTAATGATAAAAATGAATCAAATCTTAGCAATCAAATCTCTTTGGATTTAGGTATTTGCGCTTCTTTACTTGGTGCAATGGAATCAGGTAATTTTGGAGCTGGAGCGAATAACCTCGAAATGATCACCGCCCAAGTATATACATGGGTGTATGAATGGCAAAAAGAATTAAATTACGTCATTAACAAAAATGTCATTAAAGATCAAAACAATCCAGTGGAAGTTTACTACTTCCCTACTTCTTTTGTAAATCGCAAGACATTCTTTGATATGTGCAAAACATTATATTCAGAGGCAAGCGGTTCCTTATCTTATCTTGTTGCTAGTGCAGGAATTAACCCAGAAGCATATTTTAATGTATTAGATGAAGAAATCGAAGATGGTGTATATCAAAAATATTTACCACATATGACCGCCTATACTAATTCTTCAAATAATACAAATGATCAAGGCGGTCGTCCAACTACGGACAACCCTACCGAAAATACAATTCGAAGTAGAAATAATAATGGGAACAATATCCCAAGTCCAAGTGACTCTAAATAAATATCAATAATGAAAGGTCGATTTTATTTAATCGGCTTTTTTGTTATACAAAACTTTTTAAAGGAGGATACAACATGGCAATTGTAGAGTTATCTGAAAAGAAATACAAGAATGGGCGTAGACCATTTAAAGCCGTATTGTACGAATTACAGCCTCCTGAATCAGTAGAAAATGGTATCGGAACAAAATACAACAAAAATGGAATTACCTTTTTAGAGGAATATTGTGCGCCACAGCTCGGCAGTATCACAGATATGAGTGTTCGTGTTGAATTTTTAGATGAAAACAGAACAATAATCTGCGGTCACGGAGAAACTGGTGTCAACGAAGATGGCTTAATAACATTTAGAAATGCAAGTGTTGTTGGACATTTTACAAGAGGATATATTGACGACATTGATTACGAAGGTGAAACAAAGAGATGTGTATGCGGTGAAGGATATCTTGATGAAATGTGTTATCCAGAATTCGTTGCAAATCTTGAAGAAGATCTTAACAATGGCGTTGCCGTAGAAGGTAGCGTAGAAATCTATAAAGCAAAAGGTAATACAGGAATTGTTTATATGAATGGATGGAGAGGGGCGGGTCGAATCCCTATTGAATTCATTCACTGTGGTTGGGATATGGTAATGAACCCAGCTGATACTTCTTCTATTGTATTGGAATTAAACGAAAATCAAAACAAGGAGGACAAACAGAAAATGGACGGAACAATTGGTATGAAAGAAATCACTTCTGCTATCAAAGAAACAATTTCTGAAATCAATTCTAAAGAATCTGCATTAGAAGAGAAAATTTCTGAGCAGAATTCCGTGATTGAGCAGAAAGATTCTGTTATCGCAGAAAAGGATGCAAAGATTTCCGAACTTAATGCAAGTGTCGAAAAATTACAGAAAGCTCTTGAAGATACAAAGACAGAGCAGGAGACAGCATGGGAACAGATTGAAATTCTTAGAAAAGAAATTGCAAAAGCTAAAGTTGCAGAAAAATTAGGTGAAGTTGACGAAGCTTTAAGCGAGTTCAATGAAGACGAAAAAGCAGTCGCAAAAGAAGATATCGACAAATTAAAATCTGATATTAACTCTTGCGAAAATATTGACGAATTGAATGAAATTGCTTCTGAAGTTAACTCTATCAAATCTAAGATTTGCATGAATATTGTAGCACAGCAGAAAGTAGCTGAGAAGCAGGCATCTGCTACAGAGCCTACAGTAGAAACAAATTCAGCAAAAGTTGAAGATATCTTTTCTGAAGTATGTGAATCTATCGAAGTTGTTGATGATGACGAAGATGTAAGTATTTTTTAATAAGGAGGATAGATAAAAATGATTAAATTCCGCAATATTTCTGAAATCGAAAAATTATACTCATATGTAAAAGCCGTTGCAGGAACAGATGTTTATAATGGCGATTTCGGAACAGTAACAGAAGGTACGTTTGCTTTAGCTGCTAATGCTAAACAGGTAGTAATGAATATTGAAGTTGGTGACGATGAAGGTTTAGATAAATACTTTATCGCAAAAGGATCAGATTTAAGAGTTTTAGATCTTGATAAATTAGATGGAAAAGAACTTGAAATTTATGGAAAACAGGTTCCTACTGGAGTAGCTAAAGGTGATAAGTTAAAATCTACAGCAACGGGGGACCTTGCTAAAGGAGCTACTGCGGCACCATATGTAGAAGTAACTGAAAACATCGGAAATCACAAAGGCATTGCTGTAAAAGTTGTTGCTTCTGCTCCAGCTACACAGTCAACAGGAAAATAGTTAATTTAAAAGGAGGATAGTATAAATGCATACATTTGAATTAAACAACGAACGTAAGGATGCGAACTTTGCGAGCGGTCGTGTGTCTACAAAATCTCCTGTAGTAGAAATTTTCTCTGCAATGAGAGATGGAAAAGACTTAAAACGTTTCGGGAAAAAAGCAGATCAGGCTACTAACTATATTAAAGAGTTAAATAGTAAAGCTTCTGCTGGGGATTTATCCGCAGTTTCTGAATTAAACGAGATTAGACGTTTCGCAATGGAACCTCAGATTCTTCAGGAAGCTAAATTATTAAGCATCTATGGAAATTACAAAGCAATCGGATATAACGATTCTTGCGAAGTTGAAATCCCAGAATTTGTTGGAAACCCAGCAAACAAACAGGCTTTAGGTCAGGATGTTAACTTCCCAGTAATCAGAAAGAAAAGAACACCTATCGCTACAGTGGCTATTTCTGCTGGTTATGCAGTAGATTATAGAAAAGCTGCTATTGGTGACATGAGTGATGAAAACGAGTTAAAGAATCAGATCGCTATTCAGATCAGAAACAAGGCTGCTGCTTATGTTGTAGAAACAATCTACAAAGCAATCAAACATGCAGATGGAGTTAAATACTTCTTCGAGGGAGACGGATTAACAAAAACTGGTGTTGATGGAGTTATCACACCTGTAAGACGTTTTGGAAAACCAACTATCACTGGTGATTATGCTTTAGTTTCTCAGCTTAATGCATTCGCAGGATATCAGGGAACAACACCTGCTGTTACAGGTATTTCTGAAGCAGTTATGAAAGAAATCCATGACACAGGATTAATGGGAATGTATAATGGTGCAGTTGTTTCTGAATTACCAAACCCATATGATACTTCTCTAATGAATGCAGCTGGAACAGACTTCCAGACAGTATTACCACAGGGACTCGGATATGTAATTCCTGCTGGTGGACAGTCTCCAATCTATACAGTAACAAGAGGCGGATTAACATCTATTTCTGGAACAGACGTATCAACAGGTCAGTTAATCACAAGATATGACCTTGAAGTTGGTGCTTTAGTTGCGCCAGGAAGAGAATATATGATTGGTTTACTTGGAGACAAGAAACTGTCAACAGAACTTGGTACTTACTAGAATTCGTAAATAGTTGAAGAAATGTAGACCTTATGGGTCTTTTTTATTTGCAAAGATATATGGTAATTCTGTATATCTTTGCAATTAATTAGTTAAATAGAGGACATAGACCATGCATGATATTTACTTTTGCTATTCCAAAAAACTGCACTATTTTTTAATGGGGTTAGGCGAAAGTTATATTTCTTCTAATATCAACAAAAATACTGGTGTACGTTATTGGACATTCCAAAAGTCGAAAGATTTAGATGAAAAGATTGAATTGTATAATTCTGTAAAATACAAATTCAAGTAAACGATAATTAGTTGTGAAAGGATAAATAATTGAAAGAGATGGAAAATACAGAAGTTGTAAAAGAGTTAAGCATGGAAACAAAAATTACAGTACGCAGCCTTGCCAATTGGACAACAGGATTTCAGCGAATTGAATCCACAGGAGATGTAACAATCACACCAAATGGTACTACTCGTTTATCTCGTGGAGAAGTAATCTCACAGGTGCAGAACGGGAATATGCTTTTTACTGGAATTGATGGTGTTGGCTCTCATGCAACATTATATATTGAAGACGCTGATACTCGTGAAGAGTTAGACTTTGACAATAAAGAAGAAAAGAAAGTTCAGAAAATTTTAACGCCTGAATTAGTAGCAAAATTATTTGCCTATAAAGGGATATCAAAAACATTTAAGGACAAAGTTTCTGAGTATATTGTTACAAGTGCTGAAAAATCAGCTGTCATGATGATGATTAAAAAAGGTAATTATAACGATTACGAAAAAATTCGATTCATTGAAAACTATACGGGACACAAAATGAAATAGGATGTAGGTGATTATAATGACAACCGCAGATGATGTAATTCAAAGTTTTGAATCTACGTTCGCAGATAAAACGCCTTTGCCAGACTCTTTAGTTTTTCAATGGCTAAAAAAGGCAATTGCAAGATATTCTATGGAAATTGATGATCTTACATTCGATGTAGAAACAAAAGAATTTTCAGAAGATCTTGATCAATATGTCATAGATACAATGGCAGAATATATGCATCAATATTATCAGGAGCGTTACTACTCTCTTGTAAATAAACGAGTGAGTATTGTAACAAAAGAATTAAGTATTGATGGAAATAATGGGTCAAAAACTTCAGCAAAGAATGAGCTTGATGCTATTAAATATAATGCTGAAAAAATGACAAACAATCAGAAACCTACCGCTTATACATAGGAGGTGCGATAAATGCAAGATTGGTATTTAATAACACCTAATACACGACCTAACTTAACGGGCGGTTATGAAAATGATGCATATAACGATTATAAAGATGATGAATTTGCAGAGATCTTAGATACAGACATTGCTTCTACGGTTGAATTATGTAACTCTGATTTATCAGAAAGAACGACTATCCGATGTGTGGTTCAAGATAATGATTCTGATACCGCATTAAAAACTATGCAGAGAACTGTACTATTCCCATGTAATACTTCCAAAGCAGGAATGTATGTATATTTTGAGAATAATTACTGGATCATAGACGGAAGACCTGGACAATGTGGTGTATTTGAAAAAACAACAATGAAGTTGTGTCAGTCTACTGTAAAATGGCAAGATGCAGACGGTAATATCCATGAAAGATGGGCTTATTATCAATCGGCATCTAAATATGATGTTGGTAAAACAGGTAACAATATTATATTTGTTGGGTCAAATAACTATACGGTAATTGTACCGCAAGACGATGATACTCTTGGGCTTGATGGAAAAAGAGTATTTCTTGATATTCGTGAAGTTCCAAATGACGTATTTACATTCACTCGTGATGATAATGTTTTATATCATTTTGGTACTGAACATGGTGGTGTATTATCTTTTATCGTTGATAAAGATGAATTTAACCCAGCGAAAGACAGAAAAGACTTGCTATTATGTGATTACTTTGAGCCTAAAAAAGATCCTGAACCAACGCAGCCAGAGAAACCAGAACAGCCAGATGTTCCAACTGTAGAACAGACATGTACTGCTACTATTAAGTATAGATACAAGAAAGTTTTTGTAGGAAAGAAATCTACATTTACCGCTTCTTTTAAAGACTTAGATGGAAACATAGTTACAAAAGATCCTCAATGGGATCTTGAATGTGAATTAAAAGACTCCATTAATATAGAAGAAACTGGTTCAAACATTGGAATCTCTGTGTCAAATTCTGCATTAGTTGGTCAGAAAATCATCTTGAAATTATCTGCAAAAGATAGAACTTCTTCTACTGCTTCTATTGAAATAACTATAGAAAGTCTTACATAGGTGAAATTCAATGACGAAAACAGAAAAAATGATGGAAAATCCTCTGGTTTCACTTGGATTGATCAAAGAAGCCGTAGGAAATATTTTAATGACAAATGACGATGTCAACACTCTTGCTATGCCATATCTTGATGATGAGGATTATTCTTTCGAGGATAATTGGTTTGGATGCAAAATTGGCGAAAATATACATGGGCAAGTGAAAGACAATCGTTTATTAGGACATTGCAAAGATGTCCCATATATGGATGAAACCATTACAGATACACGATCTATTATCTTAATGGAAACATATCCTAGTACATCAACATCTATTATTGATTACACATTGGTTATCAATGTCGTATGTCATAGGGATGTTATCAAACTAGATGATGATGAAAGGTCAGAATGGCGTGAAAAAGGATACGCTGGCAATCGTTTAGATATGATTTGCCAAGCAATCAATCTTGCCTTAACTGACGAATCAATAAAAGACTCATTTGGTATCGGGGCTATGAGATTAGATACTCGTACAAGCCAATTACAGTCTTTTAAGCCGAACACTAACTTTTATGGCAGGACAATGGTGTATCGGATTGATGATATAAATATGGAGTTGCTTTATAAGTGAGTGACGTAAAACTTACTTATTCACAGCTACTGTCAAGCGAACCAATACCTGTTGGAATCGGGCATATTCAGCCACCTAAAATCAGTGATCGTAGGAGAATTGGTGAAGGGCTATGGATGCAATATGCTAGTTATATGACATTGACAGTAGATAGCTACTACTCTGCTCTCCTGCCAGATAAATATGATGCTTTTTTGGCATTACCTTATGAAGAACGAACAGATGTTAAATTATTTGATTTGGTATCAGAAAACACAGATGTTATACGGATTTATGTGAGAGCATTTTGTTTTTATTTTGTTGAAGATGTTGTGTATAGATTAAGAGAAAAAAGATTTGAGATCTTAAAAACACATGAGGACGAAGAAACTGGAGAAATCGAATCACAGGTTGTCGGGGTTATTGATCGAGAAATCTTTGATGATGTATTACATATTCTGATGCAAATTTCAAATATCAATAATGAACGCACAGTGTCCGAAGAATTATCAAAACAAAAAGATCCTGTTGTTATCCAAATGCAACGTAGACGTGATAAGGCAAAAGCTAAACGGACTCGTGGAAAAAACTTAGATAAACAAGATCCTAAATATGATATTGGAAATATTATCTCTGTCGTATGTGCATATCACCCAAGTATTAATTTTACTAACGTAGGGCAATTAACGATTCCTCAATTATATGATAACTTTCAAAGAATTTTAATTGATAGAAATTATCAAATCATGGCTCTTAATGCCAGCGTCTGGGGAACTGAAGGTAGTGACTTTAAAGAAGATTCATATTTGAAAAATCTCAAAGAGGAAAAATAAGACCTATCTTTATGGGTCTTTTTTTAATACTAAAATTTAAAAATTCTAATGAAAGGATGTGACAAAATGGCAGCTAGTAAGAAATTTGCAAGCCGTGACTGCGGTGTATTTGAGTTAACTAACTTAGCTACAAGCAAAAAGGCTTTAAGAGTTGATTATGCTAATACAGTAACATTAAATATTACAGCAGATTCTGTAAAAGCTAAAAAGAGAGGTAGAGATGCTGTAACATTTGCTAACCCAATGGAAGGAACACTTGAATCAGAAATTCAGGTATATCCATTTGAGTTATTCTCTATCTTTGGTAACGGTACAATTACAGAAGGTGGAGATCGTGCAGAAATGAAGACGATCACTGCTACAGAAGCAGGAAAACTTACATTACCAGATGATCCAAAAGCAGGAGCTTTATTCGTTTACGAAAAAGGTGATGTTGGTGGAACACAGATCGAAGGAAGTGCAGCAGCAAAAGTATTCACAGCTACAACAGATAGCGATATCGTTGTTGGTAAGAAATACGATGTATCTTATATCGTAAATGACTCTACACTTCAGTTAGTTAAGATTAACGATAATCAGGAATTAGCTGATTTCAGAGTTGACGCAGAAATCAACCAGAAATCTGAGCAAGGAGTTGTAACACCATTACATATCACTTGCTACAAAGCTACTCCTCAGAGAAATATCGAATTAGCTTTCGCAGCTGAGGGAGATCCTATTACACTGAAGATCACATTTGACCTGATGACAGATGCAGATGATGAATTTGTAGATATTTATCAGATCAAGTCCTTAGCTTAATTTAAGGATATTATTTATCACTACTGGTTAGTTTATACTAATCAGTAGTGTATTAACTTGGAATATTGAACATGAAAAAATATTGCAGTAATCATATTATAGTTTTACATTTTAGTTAGAAGATAGGGAAGAGAACAAAACTTTAATATGGTTCACAAATTGGATTATATGATTTTTTTGTTTTCTTCCCTATTTTTTACGATTTTAAAAGAAAGGGTGTATTTATTGAATTCAGAAATTACAACGCCTGAGCAGTTGCAGGAAGCCTATAAAGATACAAAACTCATTCCTGTTACAAGTTTGGCACAGGTTAAGTTCTATGTGGAACATGGCGTACAACCACTTCTGGTCTATCCATCTGAACGTGCAGATATTATGGCGTTCTGGTATCCAAAAAAAGATACATACAGACTATATGTTGATTATAGAAAATATATTAACGATAAATATCAGGTAGGTGAATAGGTTGGCAAAGAATGTTGGTAAGAGATTTGAAGAAAATTGGAAAGCCAGTATTCCTTCAGACGTATTCTACTATCGTTTAAAAGATCAAGCACAATCTTTTGGTGGTTGTAGTAATTTAAGATTTTCAAGTAAGAATCCTTGCGATTGTTTCTTATTCTCTTCTCCTTATATGTATGCATTGGAATTGAAAAGTGTTGGTACTTCTTCTATTTCTTTTGAACGTACCAAAGAAGAAAAAGGCGTGATTCATTATCATCAGATTAAAGGTTTAAGAGAATTTGTAGGTTACAAAAATATGATCGCAGGGTTTTTATTTAATTTTAGAAAGAAAAATAACATGGAAACTACATATTTTCAACACATCAATGATTTTGACAGAATGATTGCTTCTATGGATAAGAAATCATTCAACGAAAAGGATTTAAAAAAATTCAATCCAATCATTGTTAATAGTCGAAAATTGAAAATTAATTACAGATATCATGTATCTGAATTGATTGAGAAGTTAAATAGAGAAATGGAGAAATAATTTTATGGGTAAAATCGCTTTTGAAACAAGACATTATGAAGATGGGTCTTTAAATAGATTTGAGGCAAATGATTTCGTTGAGGCGGTTGTCGCTTCTGCTTTCCCAGTAACTCAGGATGAAAATGGGGCATCCAGTATGGACTACGATCCACTGAGCAAACTTATGGGAATCAAGATGAATATTATCAAATTTTATGGAAACGTGGATTTAGAAAGCATTGGTATTGATGAATTATATACACTTGCTTCAGATATTAATGTTGACGAATTTGTTGATGAAAATGATATTAACAAAGTACAGTTTAAAGATATGTTAACTGCAATTGATGAAAAATGTGACTACATCAAACAGCAGTTAATTGCAAGTGCGGTTGATATTAAACTTGACAGCAAAGATGTGAATTTCAAGGTCGAAGGTGTTGACGATTTAGTAGAATCTGTCGTGGCTTTAGCACCTGCTCTTGAATATATTAATGAAGTATTTGCCAAAGCTGATCCAGAAGTAACTCAGAAGATGATGCAGTATTTTGCAGATCATGGCTTTGACTTTACTGCCGAAGACATTACAAAAGCTGTTGTTGAATCTGATGATTTTCAGAAAAATAGAATTGATGCACTTGAAGCAATTAAACAGGGTGCCGCTGATGCAGTCAATAATAATGTAGTTTCTATTGACAGAAAGTAAGGTGATCTCATGGGAAACATGGGTGCAATGGCTGGGTTATGGAGACAAATCCAGAACGAAATGCGTGATGCCGTAAGCGAAGCTGAGAGCAAAACATTCTTAACCGCCAACCAAGAACTTACTGCTTCTTATGCAGGTGGGGAGCCAATACCGCCAGAGCAAGGTGGATATGTAAGAACATATCAGATGAAAAACTCTGCAAGAACAACTGGCGTTGTTGGTGGCGGAGATTCTGTTAGTGCCACTGTGTATCTTGATCAGGGATACAATTATAATACTGGAACTTATTCTACTCCTTACGTCTTTTCAGAAGCGGAATCTGGGGGATCTGGGATTGTATTAACTTCTGGATTCTGGCAACGTACAGAGCAAAAAGCTCAACAATATGCTGAACAGGCATTTGCAAAAAGATTTAAACAATAATTTCTTTTCACATCAAATCTGATGTAAATTTCACAAAATAAAACCAAGATTTTATATGCTTATCAACCACAATATATGTGATTCATTTTTACGAATACAACTATATATTGTGGTTGTATTTATTTTACACATAGGAGGTTTTACCGTTGGCTAGATTTACGGTATATAACAAGATTACATCTCCAGAAAAACTAGCATTGGTCAATACAGATAACAAAGATTTAGGCAATGAGTGGTTAGATTACCTTGCTTCTGTTGATCGTGCGCAGAGTACAATCAAAGGTTATCGTAATGACTTAGATATTTTCTGGTGTTGGAATCTGGAACATAATAAAAATAAGGACTTCGCAAAATTAACAAAGCGTGATATTGCTAAATTTCAAAATCATGCAATTAACGTATGGGGATGGAGTCCTAAACGAACAAGACGTGTTAAATCATGTCTTTCTTCTTTATCTGATTATATCGAAAATATGTTAGACGAGGAAGAAGAATTTGAAGGATTCAGAAAAATTGTAAATAAGATTGAGAATCCTGCAAATGAGGCAGTGCGTGAGAAAACGATTCTGCCAGATGAAAAAGTTGATGACTTATTAAAAACTCTTGTCGAACAAGAGAAATATGAAAAAGCGTGTGCTATCGCTATTGCTGCTTATTCTGGAATGAGAAAATCTGAAATCATTCAGATGAAGATGTCTTATTTTACCGAAGATGCTCTTGAATTTGATGGTGCTTTATATAAAACGCCAAAGATTCGCACCAAGGGTCGTGGTAAATTAGGTAAGCAGTTAAACAAATTTATCCTTGTTGATGTTAAAAAATACATTGATTTATGGGATAAACAACGTAAAGAACTTGGCGTTGACATTGATGATATCTTTGTAACGAAAGACAAAAATGGTTGGCATCGTAGATCCAATCTTGACAAATGGACAGCTGAATTTTCAAAGATGTTGGACGTAGACTTCTACTACCATTGTATGAGACATTATACTTGTACTGCTTTCGCAAAGAAGAATATTCCGATTGATGTTATTAAAGAATTCTTTGGATGGTCTTCTACGGAATTGGTTGGTATTTACAACGATTCATCCGCAGAAGATGACTTCGGAAAATACTTTACAAAAGACGGTATTAAAGAAGGAAAACAAGGTTCTTTGTCTGATTTATAGTATTGGAAAAATATACCTGTATACATACAATATATTACTATGATATACTCAAACTCGCAATGATCAATTACACAACAAAATCTATGACGTAACACCACTTATATAGTAGGAGATGATGTTATGATGATAGAGAATAGAAAAAATTACTATACACTTATTTGTGCTGAATGGAGTATGTATGGCGGAGGAATAGTTATACATACAGAGGTAAATGTTGGTTCAGTTATCGAAGCGCATGAATATGTTTTATCACATCTTTATGACTTCCCTACTGGTACATGGGTACTTAAGCCATGTTTGACAGCAATTAGTTAAACAACAAGTAACAAGTAATTGATCATTGCTCTCACGGGCGGTTGGTATAATGGAATTATACTGGTCTCCAAAACCAGAGATCGGGGTTCGATTCCCTGACCGTCTGTTAATTATATACTGGAACTAAAAGAGTCTATTTTGTATAGGCTCTTTTTATTATGCACAAAATTATGAAAGAGGTGAGTAAATGGATTTTCAAGCCGTCATTAAAGCAATATTGAATAAGGGCGATGTTGAGTCTCAGTTGGCTGATCTTGTAAAAGACAGGGACGTACATATTAATCCTACTGTCGGAACAAGCGGATCAACAAATACAACACTTAATAACCAAATCAAAAGACAAGCAAATGCTCAGGCAAAATCATATGTACAATATAGTAAATCTGCAATTCAAAAACAGATGAAACATGCTTCTGGGACGTTTTATTCTAGTGGTGAAACTAATATTGATAAGGGGCTTATCAGTCGTCAGAAGAAACAAGCCGAGGAAATGGCATCTGTAATTACTGACATTGCAAAAAATGAAGGTATTTCAGATAAAGACGCTAAAAAATATGCAAAAAATGTTTCAAAAATACAAGAAAAAGCGCAGGATCAAGCACTCAAGGAACAAGAGAAAAACAACGCTAAATTTCAAGCAAAGCAAAAAGCTTTAAACGAAAAAGCTGCCAAAATTGAATCCGACATTCAAGCCAAGAAATTTGCATCAAAATCAAGCAAATATCAAAAACAATTTTCTGGGTATGTTGACAATAACAGCAAAGAATACAATGAGTTTGGAATGAACGTCATTGATTACGATAAACAGCGAAAAGAACTAAACAGAATGTATGGCAACTTTCAGAAGAATCGAAGCGCTGAGAATCGTGATCTGTTAATTGAGGCACACGCCAAACTTGAACAATATGATAAAAACACCGCAAGTAGTTTATCTTTATTAAATGCTTCTCCTAATAAAGTTCTTCAGAGCGATGTTCAAAAACAAGTTGAAAAACAACACAAAGAACAAGAAAAACAATATAGTAACTGGTTTAATCAAGCACTCAAGGAACAAGAGAAAAAAGACTCTTACGTAGAAAATGTTTCTAGGAATCTTGGAAATAAATCGTATGATGCTAATTTAGCCGCACAGCAGAATAAATTAAATAGCTATTACGCAGGTACTCAAGAATATAAAAATGCAAGTAAATCTTTTAAGGAATATGAAAAGAATGTACAAGATTTACAAAAGTTACATACTCAGTATCAGGCAAAACCAACTACTGCAAATCAAGATGCAATCATTCAGCAGAATGAGAAAGTAATTCAATCATATGAAAAACTAAATAATGAGATGAAGATTCTCAATTCAACTCAAACAAAAGCACTTAATCCTGGTGAAGGTAGTATCCAAGCAAATAAGATCAGAACTTATTTAGAGAACAATACAAAAGCTGCAAAGGATTACGGCGATGTCTTAGAAGATATTGCAAAGAAGTCTGAGTCTGCAACAACCAAAGGTGAATTACAAGGAGCAAATCAAGACTTTAAGAAAATACAGTCTGAAATTTCTGCAAGGGGATTGACTGGAAATTCCATGTTTTCAGAAGTTAAGCGTGGATTTAGTCAGATTTCTCAGTTCGTAGGAACATATGGCATCTTGCAATCTGGTATGAACAAAGCACAAGAAATGGTGCAAAATACATATGATGTAGATAGTGCAATGACTCAGCTTCAGATGGCTACTAGTGTATCCAATGATAAAGCCAAAGATTTGATGAAAACATATTCAAATATGGGGCATCAATTAAAGGCTACTGGTACAGATGTTGCTGCTTCTTCTACTGAGTGGATGAAACAGGGGCAAAGTGTTGAAAAGTCTAATAAGCTTGCCGAAAGTTCTATTAAACTGAGCAAGGTTGGTGATTTAACATCTGAAAATGCTACAAAATATTTAACTTCTGCGAGAAAAGGTTATGGCATTACGAGTGCAGAAGATACCTTGAAAATCGTAGATAAAATGTCTTCTGTAGATATGGCTTCCGCTACTGATGTTGGAGGTTTGGCAGAAGGTATGTCCGAAGTTGCAACGAATGCAAATTTAGCGGGTGTCAGTATGGACAAATTGCTTGGTTATTTAGCAACTATCGGTGAAACAACTCAGGAAGGTATGAGTTCAGTCGGAACTGGTTTGAACGCCATTTTCTCCCGTATGGGAAATATCAAACTAGCACGACTTAAAGATTATCAAAATAATGGCGAAGACCTAGACATTTGGGGCGCAGTGGCATAATACATAAACCACTGTGGCAATTCTTTCTTATGATCATATGAATTTTCATATGTGCTTAAAAGCCGAGGGAACGGTCAATAAGGAGGAAGGATATATTTATATCTGCCTTGAACGACTGAGCGAAAGAAGGTCATTTCGATGACTATGCGACAGTCTGAACACACTTCTATATTTCCCATAATTCCTTAAGAAGTGGAGTTGCGGTCAAGTGTAAAGACACTTTTGGAAGTACCGCAACCGCTTCTATGTAATGAGTTTATTTCTTGTTATATAGAAGTCATATTGTCTCATTCTACAGGACAAAGTAACAGCTTGGAGTGATGTAGAAACAGTCTTAAAAGGTGAAGGAATTAACCTAAGAGACAAACAAGATAAATTCAGAAATTTCGGTGATGTGCTTGATGAAGTCGCTGGCAAATGGACTAGCTACAGTGACGTATCTCAAAGAGCAATTGCAAAAGCGATGGCTGGTAAACAAAGATTGGTGCCTGAACATACGGTGACGTATGAACGACGCTTTCAAAATATATCGTTAAGAATGATGCCGTATCGGAAGAGAGCTGGGGACAGAGAATTCCGAGGAAAGACTGATATTTTGGTGAGATGTGCATAAGCACGTCTTTTTATTTTACACAAAAGGAGATGATTATATTAAAGTTGGGAGAAATCCATTTACTGATGAAGAAGAAAAATATTTAATTGAGAACTATGCTACAGCTACATGGGAAGAAATACTCAAACATATACCAAATAAACGAAAAGATTCGATTGCACACAAAGCTATGAAACTTGGTTTGGTGCGTCGAAAAACGTGGTCAGAAAAAGATGTAGATTTATTGAAAGAGGCTTATCCGTCTGATTTGTCTATTGAAGAAATTTCACAACTAATATTTCATGGTAAATATACCGTTGGTGCTATTCGAACAAAAGCACATAAATTACGATTAGAAAAGTCGGCAAGATGGACAGATAAAGAAATGGAATTACTATTTAAATATTATCATATCTTGCAACCAGGAGAAATGGAAAAAATGCTACCAAGACATCCAAAAGGAAGTATTATTTGTAAAGCAAACGAAAATGGACTTGTTTCGTTTCGGTATTGGGGACAAAACGAAATTGATTATTTATTAGAACATTATTCTACTCAGTCAGATGAGGAAATTGCACAATATTTACATAGAACTTCTGAGGCTGTTCGTGGGCAAAGAGATCGTATGAAATTATACCATCCAATTGAAAGATGTGTTTATGAAGACATTCCAAAATTTTTAAGACATAAAATTAGACCATGGCGTAGAAAATCAATCGAACATTGTAATAATCAATGCATTATAACTGGTAATAAAATTTATGACGTACATCACTTGTATGGATTTAATTTGATACTATCTGAGACATTAAAGAATATTGATTTCCCTTTAAAAGAAAACTTTACCGATTATAGTAAAGAAGAATTACAATATTTAACTGATGAATTTTTAAAAATGCATAATTCATATCCGCTTGGAATTTGTATTGATCGAAATTTACATAAACAATTTCATAGTATGTATGGACATGGAAACAATACACCAGAACAATTTAAAGAATTTTTAAACAAACAAAATATCAGAATCCGTAACGACTATGTGCTGGCACAGTGATGTGTCAGCCTACGCATCATATCTTATATCCATAAGATAAAGATAGAGTCTGCTCTGCATTTATAATCCTAAGCTAGTCCCTTAGACGAAGATGCAGAATCAAGAAGAAATTCTTGGTCGCCACATATTGGATTGTGTGGTATTATGCAAAAAAACGCATATAAAGTAACAAAAAAAACCAATCATATGGAACAATTTCTAGTCCTAATGGGCAACTATAAGAAAGCTCAAGAATACGAGAAAGTATCCGAAAATTCTGCTGGATCTACAGACAAAAAGTACAAAGTTTATGAGAATAGTTTGGAAGGACGAACAGAAGATCTTAAAAACTCATTCCAATCTATTTCAACAACATTTGCTGATAAAAACCTTCTTGGTGGAGGAATTACTTTACTATCAAATGTTCTTAATGTAGTTAATAAATTAGTAAGTAGTTTTGGATTATTGCAAACTGCTGCCGCTGGCTTTGCTGGCATTAAACTTTTTAAAAACCTAGGTTGACCCTATCTCAAAATCATTAGGGTGACAGTGAGCCTACTATATATAAGGAAGAAACAGAAATGGTGTTTCGAACAAATATATAGGATACGGGGTTTTAAAATACACGTATCAGGAGTAATTGCTGGAACGAAAAAGAATATCGAAACTGAAACGGAATTGGCAACAATAGACGGAATAGTTTAAGAATTTGATATTCATATCGTATTATACGATTGTATCTAATCAGCCGCACACATTCTTACCGTATAGGAAGATATCGGTAAACTACCGCATAAGAAACGTGCTTCGGGATAAGGCACAGTAGCTAAGATATTTTAATAAGAATGGATGTTCAGAGACTACCGATCCTGACAGATAATGACGACCTTATGATCATTGTCTGGTAATGTATAGCCCAAAAGTGTAAATTAATGTCGATGTTTTACCTGCTATCATCGTTTGCGTACAGAGATATTGTATCTCTAAGCAGGGAACTTAAAATTCAAATTTTATGTAAAAAACGACCATCAAAAAGTCCTTATTTTATAAGGTTTTTTGAAGATTGGCATTTTGGCAAGTTGTATTTTATTTTATACAAGGTTGCTAAAATCAAGTTTATTTCTATACTAACCAATGTAAGGAACTTATTTTGGTAATGAGAACGACTCATGACCGTTCTTTATTATATCGAGTGATAAGTAGACAGAGTAATTAACTGCCGAGCGGAACTTCATTTTCTCCTCAACTTTCATACGCATCCACTGCTCTACTCTATTTAAACTGTTAATGTTAGAAAGTTGAGAGAACTGGAGAAAAAATATTATGATCAACACTAAAGATAATTTAGAAATTATGGAATTCGTAAACGATAACAATGGAATGTCTGTCAGAACAATTTTAAACCCAGACGGTAGTGTGTCAATGAATGCTGAAGATACAGCTGTTGGATTTGGATGGACTAGAATAAAATATGGAAAAGAGTATGTAAAATGGGATAGATTAAATTCTTACATTAAGGATATTGGATTTTCCCCACTTGTGGGGAAAGATGATTTTATCCCAGAAACACTATTTTATCTTTTGGGAATGAAAGCATCTAATGATAAAGCAAAAGAATTTCAAATGTGGCTTGCCAAAGATGTTATTCCATCCATCAGAAAACATGGGGCGTTCATTGCTGATTCTCCAAATGTAGATATCGATTATGTAAAGAATGAGATTAAATTTAGTACAAAATGTACCATTAAGACTTTTAGAAACGCAGATGTTTCGGAAATCAAATCATTGTATTCTGAATTCAAAAGTTATGTTGATGAGGAATTCAAATATGAATCTGCCAAAAGAATATCTCGTTATAAGTCAGTCGAGAAAGGATTACAACAGTTACATGATCGTTTAGCATCCGAAGATATTTCTAATGTTGGAGATTGTTATAATATTAGAAAATTAAAAGAACAGGTTATTCTAGATCGTACTACTCTTGAAAAAAGAGTGAGCGGTGGACAGAAAGCATATATGACAAAACGAATTGACGATCTTGAAAAGCAAATTGGTTGAATATCGAATGCATTTTTGATATGATAAATATACATAAATTGAATATATAATCAAGAAGTTATTTGAGGTGGTAAAATTCGTTGCAACCATGCACCCTATGGGTTAAAAGAGATGTAGGAGAGGCGACGCCTACCAAATAACTTCTTTTTTATTGCAGAAAAATAACCGCCTGACCTGGTAAGTAAGCGGTTATTATTAAACGTATAAATTATCAGGCGAACCGTTATCAGTAACACCTTTTTCTATTATCAGAATATCATTGGAATCTTGAAATGTCAATAATAAAAAACAGTCTATCAGAAACCACTTACGGCAACTAATAGACTGTAGATCCTTTGGAAATGCAATGACGAACTTGGAAGATAACTTGTTGCATTTCTTGTAAACTTAACCGTATAACTTGACGATAAATAAGTTATATGGGATATTTTTATATTAATACAGAGATATTATTTTGTCAATAATTTGTTGTAATAAGCTGATTTATTGCGTAAATAGAATTAAGAGAGATAACTCAACGGTTACCTCTCTTTTGTTATACTCTTTTTTAATTTAGAAATTTGTTGTATAATAAATTATAACTATTAATTTATATATACAAAGGAGAGTATAATTATGGCAGAAAATAAAGGGAACAAGAAACAGCAAGAAGCAAAGATTTTTGAATTTAATAGTAAAGTAATTACAGGAACTTCCAACACTTCTATTAAATATATTCAAAAAGGAAATAAAGTTAAACAACAGAATAAAAATAACAATCAAGGGAAGTGATAAAAATTAAAGAATTAACAGAAATTATAAATAATATTCCAAATTTACTACAATATTATGTACCTGGTGTCATATTTATTTACATAGTTAAGACTGGATTTTCGAAGAAATTATCAACATGGGCTTTGAATGTATCTGGGTGCGTAATTAGCTATGTTTTTTTATGTATTTCAACACTAATTCGAGTAAAATTAAGTTTGCTACAGAGTATTAACCAAATATATGCAAATTCAATTTTGTCAATCTGTTTAGCACTCGTGCTAGGGTTTGTGGTTTTATATTTGATTACAAAACAATCATTTACGGAGTTTATGGAACAATATTTTAATATGACATTAAATGATGATATCTTTTATGATGTAATTGATTTTAAGGGTGGTAGCAAATGTAAGATTACATTAAAAGATAAAGACTTTTATATTATTGGAGATATGGATTATCTTGGAGACAGAATTAACAATGATCAACAGATTGTTTTGAGAGCATATTCTCAATACAAGATTGGAAACGATGAGGATGCATTTATTTCATATGATGGAAATCCTTACGCCAAAATTGTTATTCGATATAGTGATGTTGATATGATTGAAATATTCAATAGTGAGCCAGAAGAAAATAATTTAAGCAATCTTGCGGATAATATAAATTCTTCTGATGAAATTTCTTCTACTTCAATTGATAAGACAGTATCTTAATGAGAGAGGACATTTAGTCCTCTCTTCTACTATATACTTCTACCCTACCACTTATATCCACAATTGTTACATTTGAACGTCTTACCTATGTTAGAACTTAATATTCCAACTGCCATTATTCCTACTGCTCTCGAAGCAAATCCAATCTTTTTGATATTTGTTGAACCACAGTTAGGACATGAAGGTTTGTGAATAACTGGTTGCTGTTGAGGTAGTGGTTTGTTTTCTGTATCTCTGCCCCAGAAATTAGTAATATAATTGATAGCATCTACTTTCATAATTAGTTGTATATCATACGGATAAGAAAATGGAATATATTTTTTATCATTTAAAAAATGTATAAATTCATTCTTTTCTTGATTTGATAATTCTGGAATCAATTGAATATGCTTAATAGCCTCTTTATTACAATACCCATATTGTTTTAAACTATCATACACTGGTGCTAAATCATATGTAACATCATTATCCTTTATAATACATCTTTTATTTTTGGGTATATTTTTTATAACATATTCTCTAAATTCAGTTTGTGTTTCAAAATCGTCATAATGAGTAGGAATAATATCTGATGTCATAACTGTTTTAATAAATTCAAGAATCCCACTATAGCTAATATCGATATTACTTTCATCTATTCTGTCAGTTAATTCTTCGAAGATCTCTGAAGAATATTTACTTTTTAACTTAGGAACTATATCCGAAAAATCTACTACTACACCATTGAAATTACATTTTGTATTGGCTTTCTTTTCTTTTAATTTTAATTGTTCGAAATATTCCTTAACTGGATATCCGCAATGCACACATTCTTTTGACTGATCTGAAATTTCTTTGCCGCATTCTGGGCATGTTGTAAGTGCCATAATTTATTTACCTCCGATACATTTAATAAATAAATTGTATCATTATATATACTAGAACGCAACTCGTATATTATAATAAAACACTTTTGTCACTGCAAAATCGAGGTAAAGATGCGAAGAGACAAGAAATATTAAAGGGTCTTGCTCCAGAAGAAAGGAATATGTCAAATGCATATTTCAAAAATGCTGTAGAAAAAGTAGCAAAAAATGAAGAAGGTTATACTCCAAAACAACGTGTAGAAACATTAATAAATAAAAATATTCCAAGAGAAACCATTTCAGATCTTATGAATTCTGCCGTTAATCAGCCAAATTCTGATTATGCAGATAAGATTAAAGATGTAACTGAAGCAGTAGATTCGATTCCTAAATCTGCTGAAAAAGCTGGACATGCAGCCAGAGATTTAAACAAGAATCTGAAGTTTAGTGATGCCGAAAAATCAACAGCTGGTTTTGCAAGTAAATTTAAAACAAAAATGTCTGATGGTGTGGAAAAAACCAAAGCAAAACTAAGTGAGTTTAAAGGTGCTATTAAAGATGTTGGTATTGGTTTAAAAGAAACTATGGTGGCAAATCTTCCTGCCGTATTACTTGCTGCTGGTACTGCTGCCGCTGCTGGTGTCAATGCATTAGCTAACAATATTCGTAGCAGAGCATTAAATGCAGGCACAAAGAATCTCAACAAATACAACAAGAAAATCAATAAGAGTCAATCTAAACTTGACTCCATAAATGACATCAAGGCAGAGTTCAATAGACTTGCTAAAGGTGTCGATAATACTACGAATCAAAACGTAGGTCTTTCTACATCTGATTATAGTCGTTATCTTGAATTAAAGAAACAGCTTGTTAAGACAAACAAAGACCTTGTTAAATCAATGGATAGTGAAGGAAATGCTATTATTGATAACAACTCTGCAATTGACAAATCTATTAAGAAATATGAACGTCAAATTCAGAAAAATAAACAGGCAATTTCAAGCAAAAAGAATTTAGCTATCCAGAACAAAGCTGCCGCACTAAATATGAATAAAACCACTGAAGGTAATCGAGTTGGAGACAGAAGCCTTGTTGGTAATGTCGGACGACTACTGACTGGTGGAAAGAAAGGTGTTGGTATTGGCGGAGCTTTAATTGGTGGCGCAATTGGCACACTGATTGCTCCTGGTGCAGGTACAGCCATTGGTGCTGTTATTGGAAACGGTGTACAGGCGGCAGCAAATTTAGGTGGACAATTATTGCTCGGTACAAAAGATTCTGGTGCTATTCACAGCATATTTGCAAGTAAGAAATCTATTCAAAGTGATGGATTAAACTCTAATAAGTCTAACCTGATTAGCATGATCAAGAACACAAAAGCTTATAAGAAAGAAGCTAAGAGTATTCTTGGTAAAAATGCAGACCTTGATAACTTAACAGATCAACAGTTATCTACATTATTAAACAATGCAAACTTTGATAGCGGTGGACTCGGTGTTAAAGATAATACTATGAGCAAATATGTTGAAGCCACAAAGAGTAATCTGAAAGAAGTTCAGGATCAGCTTAAAGAATTTAAATCTACTACTCTTGAAAATACGCTTGAGGCATCTCAAGGATTTGCGACATTAGACAAGACATCCCAGCAATTTGCCAAAAATTATGTAAGTAATATGGATCTAAGTTCTGATAAGATGTCTGGTAAAGGTGCAGAAAAATATCTTGAGGAACAAGAACAGAAAGTTCGTAGTTTTACAAGCAAACTGGCAACCGATAGTTCTCTGAAAGATGCTTATGAAAAATTCTCTGACATTAAAGGGGATACTTCTTTAACTGCTAGTGAATGGCAAAAGCAAATCAATAAACAATTTGAGACTCTTAAGAAAAAGACAGGAGCTTCTACTAAAGAGTTGTCTGGTATGCTTGGCGTGTCCATGTCTGGAAGCGATGTATTAACATCTAACGGACAAAATGTTCAAAAAATGATCAAGACTCTTAACGATGAGTTTAAAGGTCAGAAAACTAAAGATCAAAAGACGGTAACTAATCTTCAAGATCAGAAAGAATTTACGAAATTAATTTCTCAATATCAGTCTGCCAGAACTGACAGATTATCCAAAGGTTCATCCAAAGTCGGTAATGTAGACCTCAATGGAAGACCTGTATTGTTAAATAATGATAAAAAGAAATCTTATAGTACATTAATCTCTTCTTCTATGGCTGGTGCTGACGGTAGTATGTTTGAAGGAAAGGAAATTATGTACACACCTGTATTGTCAAGCACTGGTAAAAAGCTTGATGATAAAACGATGCAGGAGTATATTTCCAAAATTACTTCTAAAGCTACAAGCAAAGATGAGTTGTTAAAACTTGATTCCAAAGGATTGGAAATTGGTGGACAGAAAGTTAAAAACGTCATTGAAGGTGTTGCTGACTCCGTAGATGAAGCCAATAAAAAGACCGAAAGTTTTCATGAAAATAATGAAAAGGGCTATGATAAAGAAGCAGAATCTTTACGAAAGATTAAAGATTATATGACCGAACAAGGCGGTAAATATGAGAAATTAGGTAAACAGCTTAATTCTTCTGTTGACTTTGACAAAATATTCGGTAAAGGATATTTTGAAAACCTTAGCCTCGATCAGTTGTCTGAAGCCTATGACTTAATTACCGATAAGAATGAAATCTTTACAGGTTCTCTTGAACAGCTAAAACAGCGTCTTGATAATGTTGCGAAATACAAAGATAGTGGATTATCTTATACTCTTGACTCATACACTCAAGCTACAAAATCTGCTGACGATGATGCTAATTACAATACTTTTGTATCTGGATTAAAGAGTGCTAAAGACGAATGGGATAAAGGTAAAATCGGAACCGACCAATTCAAGCAAATGGCAGGTCTTATCTCCCCTACTGGAAAGACGGATGATAAGAATTTCAAAGAAAACTATGATCATATCATGAAGTATTTTACTTCTGACGATTCAGGTCCTAAAGCGTTTGTTAGTCAGTTACGGAATATGACAAATGCTTCTGGCGAAGCTATGGCGACATTAGACAAAAAGACTGGTGATTATAAAGTCAATATTGATAATACAGCCAAAGCCGCCAAGAAAATGGGTATGGGGCTTGTTCCATTCGAGTCTATGTTAGATAACCTAAAAACATATGGTTGGAAAGTAGATTATTCTTCTTTAACAGAACAATGGGATGATGCAAGCACAAAACTGAATGAATGGTCACAGATTTGGGAGAAAAACGGTGGATCATTGGGCGATTCTCAAGGTAAAGAAATTGAGAATTATAAGCAGAAACTTGAAGAGTTCCGAAAAGAAGGTGAAAAATTACCTGATAATTGGGAGAAGACTCTTACTATTAAAGTTAATGCTGCCGAAGCCACAACAAAACTTACCAATGCTGTTGATGATTACAAGCAGAAACTTAAAGATAATGGTGACAGTTGGGCTAAATCTAGTGAAGCAAAAAAGGCTCGTCAAGAAATTTTTGATGATGGATCAAGCGCAACTACTAAAGCCGAAAAAGCCCAAAAAGCTACTTTAAAAGAAGATGGGCTAAAGACTAATCAAAAATATAAAACTGAACGAGATAAAGCTAACAAAAAAGTCCAAGATGCATTAGCAAAAGCGAAAGAATCTGGTTCTGCTAAAGATATGGACGCTTATCAGAAGACTGTCCAAGATCGTAATGATTTAATTGGTAAAGGTGCGACTGACGAAAAATATTATGTTAAAACTCAGTTTAAGAATCGTAACGAAGTAAACAAAGAGTTAAAACGTAATGGTGCAACTGTTGACAAAGATGGTAATGTTACAGCAGGAAAAGGCAATAAGAAAGATATCCAAACTATTATTGATTCTTATAATAAAGGCAAAAAATCTGATCAACAGATCAAAGTTACTTGGGCTAATGGTACTCCTTCCAATTCAAAACCAAAGAAAGATGAAAAATCTGGAAGTTCTGCTAAAGATAATAATGGGGACAAAGGGAATTCTTCTACTTCGACTACGAATGAGAAACCTAAAAAAGAAGAAAAACCTGAAGCTTCTGGCAAAGATAGTAAAACTAAAAAGAATGAAATACCTGATATGGGGGTTGGATCAACATGGGCAAAATGGATTCAATCTGTTCAAAATGCATTTAAGACAGGCAGTGATAAATCAAAGAATTTAAACAGTCCAGCGTTACTAAAAACGAAAGATAATACTTCAAAAGAACAAATTGGTGTTAGTTGGGGGAAATGGTTCCAACAAATTAGTGGACAATACAAGGAAGGTAGTAAAAAAGCCTCTGAAATTAAATCTCCTGCAATTGGAAATCAAAATAAAAAAGATAACTCTAAGACTCAAGACGTTGGCACTGGAATTGCAAAAGCTATTCAGTCTGCTATTTCTTCAATTAAGAAATCTACAAATGATCAAAAAAGTTCTAAACCAACAACTACAAAACAACAAGTTTCTAAACAAAATGAATCAAATAGTAAGACAGCACAATCAATTCTTGGTTCATTTAAAGGAATTGGAAAGTGGTTTAGTGGATTAGGTTTAAATGGTGCCACTGGGAAACAAAGTAAATCACCTGTTGGTGGCTCTACTCAAGCATTAAAACAAACTGGCAAGACAATCCAGAACGCAACACAAACATCAACTAAGAAGCAATCATCTAAGTCAGATGTTAAAGTAAATGTCAAAGGAAATGCTAAAAAGACAATTGATTCTATCAAGAAATCTTTATCTAGCATGAAATCCAAAAGCATTTCTATTAAGGTTAAAGGAAATGCAAAGAAAACAATTTCTTCTATTTCTAAATCTCTTAAGAAATTAAAATCTAAGAGCGTTTCTATTAAAGCAAAAGGCAATGCCTCTTCTGTCATTAAGAAGATTGCTAGTGCTTTAAAGAAACTGAAAAACAAGAACATTACCGTCAAAGTAAAAGATAGCGCTTCATCTAAAATTAGTAGCATTAAAGGAAAGTTGAATGCATTAGGTAAGATGCATCCGACTCCAAAAGTTACTATCAATACAAGTGGATTACATGATGTTGAAGCTGCAAAATCAGCGATCAATGGCTTACATGATAAGTCTGTTAATGTATCTGTAAATTATAGTCAAAGTGGAAGCAAACCAAGTAAAGCCTATGGTACATTTGCTCGTGGATCAATGGCATGGTCAACCGCTTATGCAAAAGGCACAGCAAATGCACTCGCAGGCGGAAATATTGGTGCCAAAACTTCAGGGAAAACACTTGTTGGAGAATTGGGTGTAGAAGCTATTATTCCTAAGAATTCCCAAAGAATGTTTTTACTTGGTACAACAGGTCCCGAATTTGCAGATATCCATTCTGGAGATATTGTCTTTAATCATCAACAGACAGCCGATTTGTTAGCAAATGGACATACTTCTACTCGTGCAAAAGTACAAGGTGGAATGTCTGCCTTTGCTCATGGAACATCTTTCAAGGCTCTTTCTTCTGGACAGTCTGCGACAGCTTCTGGTGGATGGCGTGGTGGTATCGCTGAGAAATCTGGTTCTTCTTCTACTAAAAAGCATACAGAATCCACTAAAAAGAATACGGAAGCAACGAAAAAGAATACGGATTCTAAGAAGAAAGACAGCAAAGCTACAGATAAGAGTACAAAGAAAAAGTCAAAATTTGCCACATTGCTTGACAATATGGGTAAACAATTTGACTTCATTGCAATCGCTATTGATCGAGCTGCAACTGCTACAGAAAATTTTGCTAATATGATCAATGATTACGTAAAGCCAGAAGTTAAGCAAAGTGCGCTTTGGAATCAGTATAAATCAACTGGCAAAGAAATTTCTGTAAATCAGCAAGCAGCAAGTAAATATAAATCTGAAGCAAGTTCATTTGCAAATAAGGCAATTAAGACAGTTCCTAAGACAAAGAACAGTTCTAAGAAAAAGAATCAGAAACGATTACGGACATACTTTGAACGTGTGCGTAACGGTAGTATGAATATCAATACTATCAAGAATGATAACATGCGTTCTGCTGTGGAGTCCTATCAGAATTTATATGAGAAGTACCTTCAAGCTAATTCTGCTGCCCAACAGTTAAAGAATACTCAGCGTGATTTATTCAATCAATGGTTGAATATGCCTACTGAAAAGGCACAGAAAGCAATTGAAAACTTACAAAACTCATATGATACATTATCTAATCGTTCTTCTGCTGCATCTACGGGAGAGTCTGGTGTTGCACGATTAGTTCAAACGTCAAGCGATCAGTTGTCTGAAGCACAATCTAATGTTTCTTCTGCAAAATCTACTCATAGTCGTGCCTCTTCTGCTAATAAAACAGCACAAAGAAAAGTTTCAAAAGCAACAAAGAGTCAGAAATCTAAGGCGAAATCTGCTACAAAAGCAGTCAATAAGTCTGGATTATCTAAGAAAAAGAAAGCGTCTCTTAACAAGAGTATTAAAGCAGGTAAGGCAATCTCTACTAAGGGACTCAAAGGGTCTGCGAAGAAAAAAGCTACTGCTTATAATAAAGCTGTTAAGAGTACAAAGTTTGCGAAATCATCTGCTGCTAAAACAAGTGCAAATCTATCAAATGCTAACAGTGCGTTATATGATGCACAGGTATATCTGAAAAATGTACAAGATTCTCAAGCAATTGCAAGTAATTATGCAGGTCAACCTGCTTACACATATCAGAATGATGTGTTGGACAGTCAAGTCAAAAATAAGAAGAAACAGTACGAAAATAGTCAGACTGCTGTAAGAGAAGCTAGTAAGAACCAAGCTAAATATCAGAAAGAACGTGACAATGCACAAGCTAATAAGAATAAAGCTGATAGTGCAGTTAAGACCAAGGGTAGTAGTATTCTTAAGACCAAACGGGCTAAGAAATTATCTAACTCTCAGAAAAACGCAATTAAGTCTGGAAAAGAGGTTTCTTTAAAAGGAATCAAAGATAAGACTTTATTAAAACAGCTTAAAGCATATAACGAACAAGTCAAAAAAGCAAAAGACGCTTCTAATAAATTGGCGCAAGCTAAACAAAAAGAGGCGGATGCTACAAATGCTTTGGCGACAGCGAACAAAAATGCAAATGATGCTGCTGCGGATTGGGCTGCTGAACAGACAAATGCTGCTGTGCAATCTCAGGCTAATATTAAAGCATATTATGATGCGAAAACTAATATGGAAGCTACAAATAGTAGCAATGCTTCTTCTGCTGCGAAGTTGAAACAATCAAAAGGTCAAGACCTTGATAGTGCTGATTACCAGAATCAGATCGATGCCAATGAAAGACAAGCACAGATCATTGATGAAGAAGCTGCAAAAATGCAAGAGAATCTGAACAATAAACTGAACGATGGTTCTATTAAATATGGTTCTCAAGAATGGATGCAGATGCAAAATGAAATCAATGCTTGTAAAGGTAGCGCAGATGATTTAAGAGCTTCTAACGAAGAACTTAAAAATAGTATGCGTGACGATATTTATTATCGTGGTTTTGAACGTGCTATTAAAGCGGCTCAGAATTTACAAAATTCACTTACAACGATATCTTCTTTGATCGATGAAGATGCAATGTTTGATGATGACGGAAATCTGACTGATTATGGTACTGCTGCCATTGCAACAAATATTGCTAATGTCAAATCTGAAAAAGAAGAATTGAATCAATTGATGCAAGAACGTGCCAAAATGGCTGAGCATCGTGATGAATATTCTGACACAGAATGGGCTGACGCAATTCAAAAGAGCGATCAAGATATTGCGGATGCAGTTAAGAGTATTAAGTCTGCCGAAGATAGTGTAACAACTATTCTGAAAAATAACGCAAAACAGAAATTAGATGCGATTAACAAAACTATAGATGCTTATAAAGAAGCTATAAAAACTTCTCATGACTACTATACATATGACAAGCAATTAAAATCCTCTAACAAGGATATTCAGATACTAAAATCACAGATCAATGCACTTAACGGGGTGAGCGATGCAGCCAGTAAGGCGAAGAAAGCACGTCTTGAAGCAGAACTCCAAGAAAAGCAAGATGCACTTGATGATACAGTAAAAGATCATATTTATAATCTTCAGATTGACGGACTTGATAAGTTAAGCACACAGCTGAATGACGATTATGAGAAATACTGTAAGGAGTTATCTTCTTCTGTTGATAAAATTGAAGAGACGTTTACTTCTTTATCTGGAACAATCAGTTCAGAGGGTGCAAAAATTGATAGTACGATTACTACAATCTTGGGACATTATGGTGTCAAACCAAGCGATCTTGGACTGACAGATAGCAAGGTCACAGGCTACGCACAAGGTGGATTAGTTAAATCTGTGCATAAGAACGGAGATGATGGTCTCGCTTCTCTCGCAGTAGGTGAGGAAGTTGCTACTGTCGATGTTGTTAATCTGGCAAACAAAGTAAGACAAGATAAGGTATTAAATGCCTTAGCAAATGGACATACACTGAACGGAATGACTATGGATGGAATTGGAACAACGGAAATCAATGTCAATTTTGGCGAAGCTATTGGTGCAATTAATGTTCCTTCTGGAGTATCTGACGAAGAACTTCAAAGAATCGTTAATGAATCTTATAAATATACTTCTCAAAAAGTTACTCGTGACATGGCTAAAATCGTTGGTCGCAAACGTCCAGTTTAAACCTTATATAATAAGGAAGAAACAGGTTGAGCGGTGCGTAGAAATACGCACTCTTGCCTGTTATTTTTATGCAAAAATTTATACAGAAAGGAGATTACATATATGTTGTCATTTGAATATAATGGACAATCTACAAAAACAATCTTAGATACGCCACTGATGGTCGTGCAGTTTGATGTGACAAATGACATCACAGGATTTTCACGAGAGATTGTTAAAGGTGAAAAAACAATGTTACGTCAGGAGACAAATCATTATGGTGCAATGTATTCTGATGAGAGCACATATGAATTTTACCTCGTAAAAGAAAATGGACATGGATTTACAAATTCAGAGCAGAGAAAGATCAATAAGTGGCTGACTTCTCCTACTCTTGTAAAGCCATTAACAGGAATTGCAGATGATAAAGAAACTGTTATTTACAGGGGAATCTTTCAGAATATCGGATGGAAGATGATCACATGCAAACTTGGACAACTTGATGCGGTTCAATGCAGTTTCGTTTGTGACACCCCATTTATATGGAAACACTATGAGATTTCTGGCGAAGTTGCAACAAGTAATAAATTCTCAACAAACATCTTTGTAGATAGTGACGATACGGAGTATGAGATTTATCCAAAAGTAACAATTACTTCTCAAACAAGTCAAACGGTAACAATCGAAGTGCGTGATGAAAACTCTATATCAGTGTTGTGTAGACCTACTTTACCAGTGTGTATTGATTGCAAGCATTGCATGGTGACAGATGGCACAGTAACGGGACTAACTAATTTTGAAGATATTGGATGGGCTGATGTTGGAAATATTTCGTGGCTTAAACTGCATGATGGATATAATGTGATAAATATTACAGGTGCGTGTACTTATAAAATCGAGTTCGATGTGCCACAGAAACGGATCGGTGATCTGTTATGATTAAACACAATGCAAAAATTTATTTATGCCGTCCTGACAGAACTGTTATCTGCGCTTTAAATGGAGTACAGATTAAAAGCGTTGAATATGAACAGCAATTAAAAGATTTTAACCATCTTACATTTAATGTAGACAGATATATAGATGTTGATGGCGAATACGTTGAATCTGCTGGCTACGAGAAACTAAAAGATCATATGACGATTTATCTTGAAGGACTTGACTATTTTCAACTTCAAGAACCTTCTCTACAAAATGATAATGGTAGATATGAATACAAGGCATGTGAAGCGTATTCTGATGAGAAAACCTTTGAAGATAAAGATATGAAAGGATTGTCTTTCAACAAAGGTACAACAGATTCTATGGAAATGTTGGCTACAAATAACGTAGATGATATGGGCTATGCAAAAGAATATATCACGTTTTGCAACGATAGAAACCATGAATTATCATTGATGCATCTGGTATTAGAAAAAGCTCCAGGAGTGCCAGGATGGAGTGTCGGTTACATCGATCCTGCAATAAAGAACGAAAAATATTCGTTTGAGGCAGATAATACCAATGCCTATGCGTTCCTTAATACGACTGTTGCCAATGTTGTAAAATGCGTATTTTATTTCGATACAATCAATAGAACGGTAAGTGCCTATGCCAAAGAAAACATAGGAAAAGACACGAATATCTTCATTGGATGGCGTAATGCACTTAATATGCTCAAAATGACTCCGCAAGCAGATACAATGTATAATGCTCTGACAATTCAAGGCGACGAAGAGTTAGATATTACGAGAGTCAATTATGGTCGAAGTTATATTTATAATCTTGACTACTATTTGACTACAAACTACTTTCATCAAGAAACTATTGATAAGGTCAAAATATGGCAAAAGTGGCAAATTGATAACCATGCTAAATATATTGAGAACGGAAAGAAGTCTGCGGAATATCAGGCAAAGATAGATGAAATTTACTATCGTGTACCAAATGATGGTATTCAGATTGCTCAATATAAAACAATGGATCAAGAAACTCTTGAGAAAACTCTAAAAATGTATGAGCAGATGCTTACTACAATCCAAGTCAGTGTAGATACAAGAGATGATCATGAAAAAGATTCAAACGGAAATTATACAAAATGGGATAAACCAGATGACATTCAGAATCGTGTCTATAAACCTTGGACTACTTCTTCTGGCGAAGTTGATCACGAGAAATATCTTGCTTTGTTAAAAGAAAGCAATAAAGGATATTATACATATCAAGAATTAAGAGATTATATTATTCCGAATATTAAGGTAGCAATTCAAAACTTACATTTATCTGATGATAAGAAGATTGATTATAATGATGAATTTGAATCAAACTGGGATTTATATGGAATTAAAGAACTTGAAGGTAAACGTGACGAATACAAGAAACAGATTATGGACATTCTCGCTGCCTATCAAAAAGAATGGAATCAACTTACTGATGAAGAAATCAGTAAGGCTGGCGTAAAGGATGAAAAAACCTATAATGTATTCCATAAGAATTTTATTAAGTACAAAAATTGGCTTGGAGATGAAAATACAGAAGGTTCACTTTTACATAAATTAAAAGAGTTAAATGCACAAGTCGATGAACTTGAAACTCAGAAGAAACCATATGACAATGTAATGACAGATATGAATACTCATTCTGAACTCAATGATCCGCAATTTGGATTGACAGATAAAGAATACACCGCTGTCATGAACATTGTTCGTATGGGAGATTATACAAACAATAATATCTTTACTACTTCTCTTGATGACGCAATCACATCTTACGAGCATTGCGAAGAATTATATCAAGATGGATTAAAACGTATCTCTGAAACTTCTCAACCACAATATCAGATTGAAACTTCTCTCGATAACATTCTTTCATTAAATGAATATGCAGACGTAAACTCAGATAATAAACAAGGTTGGCATAATCAGTTTACGGTCGGTAACTTTATTCGAATTGGCGTACGTGATGACTATGCAGTTAAGTTAAGATTACTGACAATTACATATAATCCTTGCACAAAAAGTTCGGAAATTAGTGTGACATATACTAACATGATCACAAGTCTAACAGGTAGGGATGATTTTTCTTATCTATTTGACGATACTGCTGCTTCGCAGAAAAATAGTATTTCTGTCGGAACAGGCGACTCCAAAGATTCTGTTGAGTATATGACTAATATGCTTCAGAGAATGACGAACAGTTCTTTGTTTGGAAATGCAGTGAATAATAGTGTGCAAAATATATTAAGCGATCAAGGAACAATTAACAAACTGTTTGGAGATTATCTGAATTATAAAGTAATTAATGTCGGGAACATCACAGGTGACAAGGCTGAGTTTAATGAGTTATTTAGCAAATATATTAACTCAGAATATATTGCTGCTAATTCGGCTGATATTAAAAAGTTAAATACAGACGTTGCCAATATTAATTCTGCAATCATTGGCACTTCCTCTACAGAAACAGGTATCGTATTCAACCTTTCCTCAGCAAATGCAAAGTTTGACTCTGCATGGATCATTAATGGTATTGCAGGAAAAATGACAATTGGAGACTTAGCCGCAGGCGACATTACAATCTCTGATACAATGCGTATCCTATCTGAGAACGGCAACTTTATCATGAATGGCTCTGCCATGCAGTTCTTAGACACTGAAGGCAATGTTGGAATCCAAATTGGTTATGATACGAACAAGAATCCAAGCATTATCATCAAAGACAATAAAGGCGTAACAGTTATGACAAGTCAAGGTATCACTAAGGATGCGATTGCTGATGGATTAATTGTGAATAATATGCTTGGAGATCAATCCATTTCTAAAGATAAATTAAATTTTCCTATCGTTGAGGCGAACGCACAAGGAGGAGTTGATATCACACAGATTTATGATGGCAAAGGCGGTTTGTGGGGAGTTGAATATACGACCTTTAAGGAAAGTGTGAATAGTACACTTGATGATTTCGATTCTCAAATGAATGAGATGGGTTATAATATCATTCTTACTTCTTCTACAGGAGCAAGACTTGGTGTGGACGGAACATCTACATTGAGTATCACATTGACAAAAAATGGTACAGATGTAACAAACGAATGGTCAGAAAATCACTTTGAATGGTGTAGAAAATCATCTGATTTAGATGGAGATACTTATTGGAATGAACAGCACTCTGGTATGAAAAGTGTTGTCGTAAATAGACAAGATATTATGAATGGAGCGACTTTTGGTTGCTCTTTTGTTGTTGATGGAGAAACATTGGCAACTACTTTAAATTAAGGAGGAAAATTATATGGGAAAAGTGCTTGCCTATGGCGAGATTACAATTACAGACCTAACAGATGGGAAGCAGATACAAGCATATGTGACATCGAACCAACCAAATTTTGTATCATACGATCCCAATGCAACTACAAAATATAATCCTGACTGGTCAGCAAGTAAATTGGTACTTACGCCAGTCATTTTTATTGATAATAAACAGGTGTCATTAACTCAGACTGGGCTAAGCATTACTTGGCAGAGAAAAGTTGGATCAGCAGCATCTACAAATATTGTCACAGGAGAAAGTGTATCTAGTGGAGTGTTAAGTGTTAGCAAAAGTATGTTAGTGCCGAATAGTTCAGAAATGATCACTTATATTTGTAGTATCGTTTATACTGATCCAGATACACAAATTAAAGCAGAAACAAGATGTCAGATGTCCTTTACTCTGGTGAAACAAGCTACTGAATTATCCGACTGTAGCATTACTGGAGATACAACATTTAAATACAATGGAGATGGAGCAATTACTTCTGCTTCTTCTATTACATTAACTGCTGTGTTAACAAATACTTCTGTAAAACAGTGGCAGTATAAGAAATCTGATGGAACATTCGCTGCCTACCCTAGCGCTGGCACAACTACTACTCTTACTGTAAATCACAATGATGCAGTGTTTGTAAATGATGTGGCAGTTATTAAATTACTTACAAATGATGATAATGTTTATGATATTCATCAGATTGTTAAGTTAAGGGACGGAGCGGCAGGTAAGGATGTTTATAGTTGTGTATTAAGTAATGATACACAGTCTGTGCCTTGTAACGCCAATGGTGGATTATATAGTTCATCTCTCACAGGTGCTGATACTACAATTACTATCTACAAAGGTGGAGTTGATGACTCAGCAAACTGGACTATCGAAGCTACTCCAAGCAATGGTATCACAGGTGCATGGGATGGAGACACAAGAAAATATACTGTTACAGGAATTACTGTTGATTCTGGTTATGTTGAATTTGTATGTACTAAATCAGGTCAGGCGAATATTACAAAAAGATTTTCTTTAAATAAAGACAGATCTGGTAGTGATGCAACTATTTATCAGGTAACAGCTGAAAGTAATGTTCTTAAACTAAATGCTTCTAATGTGCTTAGTCCAGCACAGGCTAAGTTCAGTGCCTATAAGAGAATTGGAAATACTACAGCTGCTACAGCTTATTCTGGAAGATTTAAGATTTCTGAAAGCACAGATGGAAATACATATACAGTGAAATACACATCAAGTTCTGATCAGACTAGTGTTGACTATACACCTTCTAGTACGAGTATTAAGACAATCAAAGCAGAATTATATGCTTCTGGTGGTACAACTACATTATTGGATACTCAGACCGTAACAATTATTGCGGATGGTAAGAATGGTGAGGATGGTAAAAACGGTACTTCTGCTGTAAGTACAGTTCTTGGAAATTATAGCGAAGTAATTCCTTGTAATTCTAATGGAACTGCTAGTACCGCTAAGGACATTACAATTCCATATTCTTGTTATAAAGGGACAACAAGAATCGCAGGTAAGGCTACTGTAGGGACATTACCAAGTGGAATAACTGTAAAATTCAATACAGATGCTACTGCTTCTGCCGAAGGGTCAATTATCTTAGCTGTTGCGAATGGAGCTTCTTTAGCAAGTGCCATGAGTGGAGATATTACTATTTCTATAGTTGCAGCAGGATTAACATCTACGCACAAATTTAATTGGAGTAAAAATACGAAAGCTACGAATGGTGTAAATGCTGTATTGTTTCAGGCTTATGCTCCTAATGGAAGCCATATCATTAATGACAGTAACACCGTTTTACTACAAACGACATTAACAAATGGTACAACTACTGTCACTTCTGGAATTACATATCAATGGAGTAAATATGTTAGCGGAGCTTATCAGAATATCGCAAGTGCTACGTCTGCGAATTTAACAGTAACGCCTAGCATGGTAGATTCTGTTGCTTCGTTCAGATGTAATGCCGTTTATGGCGGTAAAACATATTCTGCGTATGTTAGTGTTATTGACCAGAGTGATCCATGTTCAATTAATGTATTGAGTTCTTTAGGAGATCAGTTGATTAACGGACAGGGTGCAGGTGCTTTATATGTAATCATTACAAGAAACGGAAAAGAAATTGATACATTGAAATCTACAACATTCTCTACTTCTGCTCCTACAAAGCCTGCAAGTGGAGATTTTTATTATAAAGTAGATGCTTCTGCTAAAACAGTTACTTTAATGAAATATAATGGAACGGCTTGGTCAGCAGCTACTGGCAACGATCTTCCAAAATATACTTACAACTGGACTCGAAGAGATAAAAAAGGGGTGGCATTGGACACAGCTTCTAATTATGCGTCTGGAAAAGCAATTTTCTTAGATTCATCTGTTGTAAATGGGAAAATGATTTTCGGCTGTGAAGTCGTTGATGATAGTGAATAGGCAATAATGTCAGGGCGTACATTATTGTCTTTTTTTAATGTACGCCTAATTATCATTAAGGAGGAAATATTTGAATGGGTAAAACTTTAGGCTATGGTGAGATTACTGTTGCTAATATGACAGAACCATTTACAGTCATGTTAACAAACGAAGCACAGCAATTTGCTACAGATTCAAATAGAAAAGTAACTTCCGCACAAAGTTACTATACAGACATTATTGTTATTCGTGGTAGTCAGGAACGGACTGATTACACGATTGGAAATATTACTTCTGGCAGTGGGATTACTGTCAGTAAAAACAGTAAAAGAGTTACATTTAGTGTGAGTGCTGGTACTACTATTGGTGCTGATGCAGGAGTAATCGAGATTCCTATTACACTTGACGGACAAACTGTTAAGAAGCAGTTTTCTTGGAGCTGTGGAAAACAGGGACCTCAAGGTGTTAAAGGGGATCCTGGTACTTCCGTAAAAATCACATCTAAATCAGTTACATATCAAACGTCAACTTCTGGCACAACAGCACCTACAGGAACGTGGTCAACTACTGTTCCAACAGTTAATAATGGTCAATATCTTTGGACTAAAACTACAGTACAATACTCAGATGGTAATAAAACAGAAGCATACAGTGTTTCCTATAAAGGCACAAACGGTACGAACGGAACTTCTGTAACTGTAAGTAAAACGGAAGTTACATATCAAGTTAGTGCAAGCGGTACTACTGCTCCTACGGGTACATGGAGTACGACAATGCCAAGTTGCGATCAAGGACAGTATTTATGGACTAAGACTTATGTTAAGTATTCAGATGGGAAAGATACTACTTCTTATAGTGTGAGTTATAAGGGGGTTGATGGTGAGAAGTTTGCTTTCAATATGCTGAGAGAAACCAATCAAGGTAGTAAGCACTGGGTTAATCTGGGAGCCTCTGGAAAATATTCTGTAGAATCTATTACTACAGATGATAATATAAACGCTGCCAAGCTTATTTGCACCGAAGCAATTGCATCTAATGAATGGCAATTTTGCGATTTTTCAGATTATGAGATGCTTAAGAGTTTAAAAGCATCAACTACTTATACTTTATCTTACGATATTAAAGCAAATAGATCAGGGAAAATTTTACACAATATCAAAACTGGCGGTGGACAAAAAGTGTTCTTTGCGAATGATATTGCTTGTAAAGTTTTAGGGAATGAAACATGGGAGCACGTTTCATTAAAAATGACAAGCGGTACAACATTGCCAAACTTAGATGGACAGGTAATATATATGTTTGGTGACGCCCTTTCAAAAGTTGGTTATTCAATCATCAAAAATCTCAAACTCACAGAAAGTACAACAGATACACCTTGGGCACCTCACCCAGAAGACCTCGAAGGTCGTGGAGTTTCCGAAACAATTCAATACTACCTAGCAACATCTCAAGCCTCTGGAGTAACTTCTTCTACTTCTGGTTGGAGTACGGACATTACAACCCAAAAACTCACTGCGGATAAAAAATATTTATGGAACTGTTATCAGACTAAATATTCAGATGGTACGAGTGAACCTATTAGTACACCTAAGGTTATTGGTGTATATGGGGATAAAGGACAAAAAGGTGAAAATGCAAAAAACCTCTCTATCACACCTTCATCTCAATACTTCAAGTCTACAGATGGCGGTAAAACATTTGCACCAAACACAATCACAATCAAACCTACTATTCAAGGAGAAATCAGTTTTGGTAAATGGCAGTACAGTATTGATGGTGGCGTTAGCTTCGCTGATGTTGTGAGTGGACAGAAAGGGCTGACGATCAGTAATAATGTGTTGAGTATTAGTAAGGACAGTGGTTTATACAGTGATGCTGTTACTATGGTTACTTTCAGAGCGGTTGCTAACGATAGTAGTTTTTATGATACTTGTAGTATTGCTAAGATTTATGACGTGAGTGATATTGGTGATGGTAGGAACTTAATTCAGAAGTCTCAATTGGCTCCTATCGATTCAACTGACTTAAATTTAGATGATTATTCCAAAAACGGTACAGTTGTTTTTATTAACAAATCTGTGAATTCTGGATTCTCTTTTGATAAATATAATAATTATCAATCAAATTCTAAATATGTATTGTCTTATTATTTCACTAAAACAAGTGGCACCATAAATAGTTTTGGTGGATTTCACAATGGTAAACGTGTTGTTTATACTTCTTTTTTTGTTGATGATAAAGTCTATGATACGGCAAGTTACGCTGGAGGGAGCTCTCAAATTGGAACAATTCTAAATGACGGAAAACGTCATAGAATTGTTGTATGTTATACTACTCCCGATACAATCGCCACCGACACAAGTGTTAACTACACTTTTATCCAACCAGGTCGAGGAAATACAAATCCAAACTTTGGGGTAAAAATTGAAGAATTAAAACTTGAAAAAGGTTCTTCCCCTACTGGCTGGTCAGCTGCTCCAGAGGATCTTCAAACAGCGATTTTATCTACCAAATCAGAGATATCTGACGTGAGTTTAAAGGTGGATAAAAACAAGCAAGCCATTGAACAAAGAGTGGAAAAGACTACTTATCAGCAAGATTTGAACTTGGTTAAAGGTGATATTAGCAAAGCGAATGAAGGACTGAATAAGTGGAGATATGAGATTTATCCTAAGAGTTTGTTTGCAAGTGAATATCAAGGTAAGAGTACAATGGATGTATTTGCTAAGAATACAAATCTTACACCTAGCCAGAGTGTGTTGATTAATGATACGGATTTAAGTATTGCTTGGAATTATGACAACAATTATATTGGCTATGCTCTTACATTTGCAAAATTTTCTGCCGCTAAAAGTGTTGCGATCACATTTGCACACGATGATGGGGCACATATTTATCTGAATGGTAAATTGATTGGCGGTAATGATGTGTACAATAACAAAGGTGAATCTTTGACGTTAGGGTTTGTAAAAGGATGGAATTGCATTGAGGTTGTTGTAAATGCAGGCGCTTCTACAGAAGGATTTAAATTAGGCACTACTCTATCTGCTCTGCCAGAATGTCAACTCATGAACTGTTACTACGGTACTCCTGTTGCTAGACAGTCTCACATTACAAATCAGTTGGTGGAAAACACGACTAATATTGATGGTATTAGTACGAAAGTCAGTAAGGTCACGAGCGTAATTGGTGAGGGCGGTGAGAACTTCACAAGTTTTAAGAATGAGTACAGTGATTTTAAGCAGACAATGAATGGATTTAAAACGACTGTTGGTCAAACTTATGTGACTAAGGATGATTTCAATGGACTGGAGATTGGGGGAAGGAATTTATTAGTTCAAAAAAATATCACAGAAGGCTATTTGTCTACAGATGGTAAAGGAAGTTTTGTTGGTTCTGGCGGTGGAGATCAAACTAGTGATTGGATAGATGTTTCAGGAAATAAATATATCACAATTACTCTATATGAAGATTTTACAAACACTAATAATTCAGGAAGATATTGCGAGTATGACGCTGATAAAAACTGTATAAGTACTATTGATTATAATCCAAGACAAAAAAGTAGCGTTATTATAGAACTGAAAAGCAATACAAAGTATATAAGAGTTACTGCAATAGAATGTAAAACGCGAAGATATAAGATTGAAAAAGGAAATAAAGCAACCGATTGGACACCCGCTCCAGAAGATGTAAATGGAAAGATCGTAAATGCCACTTCTATTGCTCAACAAGCGGCTGATAAATTCAGTTGGATTGTCAAAAGCGGGACAAGTTCAAGTAATTTCGAAATTACTGATAGATTAATGAATCTTGTATCAGCAAACATTAATCTTGATGGTGTTGTAAGCTTTATGAATACTGCTAAAGGAGATGGCAGAAAGAATCTATATAATCTAGATTACTCTAGTTTTGAAAATGTTGCCTCACAAGAAGATGCTATATGCTACGCAAAAGATAACGGTGTAACTTCTGTCGGCATTGATAGTTCGGTATCTTATGATGGAGATAAGTCTCTTAAAATTAGTTATACTACTGCAAATTTAAACTCAAGTACAACACCATTGTATTTAGGAAGTTCTGCAAATAATTACGGTTGTGTAAAAATACAAGCAGGTAAACAATACATACTTTCTTGTTATGTAAAATCAGATTCTACTACGGGACTGTTCATGATAGATATTCAGGGGCATGATACTCCAGACACTAAAACAGATGGACTTTATCTATCTAACATTGATCCGAGAAAATTACCAGGAAGTTCTACTGGTGTTAATTTAAGTACGGATTGGCAACGAGCTGTTTGTGCAATTAAAGTCGCAGATAATGCAACTGGATTATACTGGTCTGTAGTTCCTCTTATCTGGGGGAAACCAAGCAGTTCTAGTGCGCCTAAAACTTTTAATATATGGGTAGACTGCATTATGTTGGAAGAGGTTGATTCTATTTCAAATGAACCTGGTACTTACATACTCGATAAAGAAACTATCATAGATGGTGGGAGTGTTAAAGCTGACACTATCACTGGTAATCAAATTTTGGCAGGCTCCATTACAGCCGATAAAATCGCAACAGATGCCATTAAATCTCGCAACTACGACTCTTCTGGTGGTACGCAGGGATCATTCTTAAATCTGGGTGATGGTAGCTTTACAAGTCCTAATTTGAGTTGGGATTCAAATGGTAATTTGATTGCCAAGAATGCGAACTTGAGTGGACAGATTAATGCCACAAAAGGTACAGTCGGTGGTTGGAATATAGCAACAAATGGTTTATATTCTGGTATTGACGAAAATGCTATAAAAATATATTCTGCTACGACTTATGATGCACAAACAATGTATCAAAAACAGAAAATACAAGATTCATTCATTTTATCTCAAAAATATATAAATCATTTTGTTTCGCAGCAAGTATCTGTTGGACATAATATTCCTTATTGGCAAACAAGATCATTTATATATAATGATTCCCAAATACAACTTGCACAAAGTGATTATTGTATAAATACTTCTTCAGCTTCGAATTATGATGCACAATATAGTCTAAAAGATGGGTATATAAGTGCTACTCGTATTTATATGGAACAAAACATTACACAAGTTGGCGGAGATGTTATTAATTCATCATTTAGCATAGGTTTAGATAGCATGATGGGGTGGTGTTCTATACAGTCTACTAAGGGGATAAATATATATGGAAATTCTTCAAGGGCGTTATACGTTCAATCAAATGATACATCTAAATATAATGCTCTTGAAACAGAAGGAGATGTCGTGGTGAACGGCAAAATTCATGCGGTTTCTGGCGACAATAAAATTCAGCTAAATTCAGATAATAACGGATCAATTGAATTATATGGGAATACTCCATTTATTGATTTCCATAGTGCGTATAGTAGTGCTGACTATACTTGCCGAATTATAGCAAATACGCCAGAACAGTTGCTTGTATGTGGCAAACTACGTTGTGATTCCAATATTATTTCAAACAACGATCTTATTGCAAATAGTTGGGTTTATGCAGGACAAAACGCACATTATACATGGCAAAACCAATTGGATTGTTATTTTTCATGTGGATATTATAATAACACAAACAATGTTTACTATTATGCTGGATATCATGCTTTTTACGTAAATAATGACTCAGGCTCTGGAATGATGTATATCAACACAAATGGCGTTACTTCTCGTGTAGGCTTTACAAAGACCTCAGACGAACGCATCAAAAAGAATTTTGAATCTTTTGATGATAATATTATTGATGCTTATATGAACATCGAACCAGTAAAATATCAACTCAAACAAAGTTCCAATGATAATTATCACTTTGGTTTTAAGGCACAACATGTTGATAAGGTATTTAGTGATTATGGAGACACTTACAATGAGTCATTTGATATTTGCACTTCTCGACCTATTGATCCCGACAAAGCAAAGGAACTATATGGTGTAGACGACATGACAGAAGAATATGGACTTCGTTATGACGAACTTATCGCCCCTACTACTTATATGGTACAGCATACATATAAAGAATTAGAATCAACAAAAAATGAACTTACCAAAGTCAAACAGGAGAAAGCAAACCTAGAAGCTCGCCTACAAGCAATCGAAGCAAAGCTTGGACTTTAAGAACGGATAAACAACTAAATAAAACATGAATTTGGTCATACATAGAGCAGTTTTCGGACTGCTCTTTTTGTATGCCCAAAAAACAGAAAGAAAGGTGAAATACATATGGTATACACAGTTAAATTAGACAGCTCTGACGACAAAGTATTTAATCTTATGCAGTTTAATAGCATGACTTTTGACATGGAATGTAAACTTGTTGTTTGCACAGATGATCTAAAAGCGGTTAAATCAGCATTTACAAATTTTAAAACATTAGACATCTACAGAGATGATGTGCAGATTGCAACTTACACATGCTTTAACAATTATAAAGAAATCTCTTTACAACAGGGATTATATAACAATTCTAACGGAGAATGGGAAGATGCGCTGATCGTATCTCTTACAAGAGCAAATATTGTAGAACAGGTGCAGAGACTTGATGAAAAAGTTAATCAAATCGTAGATATTAATACATTAACTATTGATGAGTACAAGAACTATTTACAGGAGAAAAACAAAACTGCTCTCGCTGAGTTCTTAGCAAGTCAGAGTGTGGAATTCAATGGTAAGCCTTATGGAGTATCTGAAGAAGATCAGAATGAAATGGCTCTGAACTTTATGCAGTATCAAGCTCTTACTACTGCTGGTCAGCAAGTAACTCTTGAGTGGCATAGCAAAAAGAGTGCGTGTGAAACATTTACTGCTGAGGAATTTGTGCAATTAACAGCAATGATCAAGGCATTTGTCTATCCTTACTTTCAGCAGATGAATGTCATCAAGCAACAAATCTTTAGTTCTACTAGCAGAGAAGAATTGGATAAGATTGAAATTAAATATGAAGTAATTCCTGTGCAGTCAACAGAACCTACTACTCCTTCAGAGGGAAAAGGCAAGACGGATGAGACAGGAAAAGATTCGGTTACAACTGAAGAATAATTAGTTTAAAAGAGAAAAGGAGAATTTTAATATGGAAATGACAAATATGCAGGCAGATATGATCTTAGGACAGTTAAATACAATTTATGCATTCCTTATGAAAAACAGTGAATTAGTACCATGTACTTTAAGTGCTGGGCTTGCCAAGAATATTAGAAAGATTCAAGAAGAGCTGAAGGAATATTTTGAAGAAAAACGCAAACTCTTACAGAAATATGATATCACTACTGATGCCCAGATCAATAGCACAGAGAACGGACAGAAATTCTTAGCAGAGTTTAATCCTTTAAGCATGGAAAACTCAGGGGTTGAGTTCCATAAGATGAGAATGACTTTTAGCGAAGTTTGTGATGTTATTGAGAATTGTCAAGGAATTCTTGAGGGAGACATCATGATTTTACAGCTTATTTGTAAAGATGAAAGTGAGAACGAAGATCAAAAAGAAGGTGAATAAATGTTGCATGTAAAGAAATCATGTAAATATCTTATCTTATTCCTTATTGGAGCATTTGCTTATTGTGGAATTGAAATCATCTGGCGAGGATATACACATTGGACAATGGGAGTGTTAGGTGGTAGTTGCTTTATTCTTATTGGGCTGATCAATAACAGTCGCTTCTTCTACCATCTTATGCCCTTTCGTAAACAAATGATTCTCGGAGGATTGATTGTTACTGTAATGGAATTCATAGCAGGTTGTATTTTAAATTTATGGTTAGGTTTAGGCATTTGGGACTATTCTCAGATGCCTTTTAATCTGTGTGGACAGATTTGCTTACCTTATACAATCTTATGGATTCTATTGAGTGCAGTGTGTATTGTTACAGATGATTGGCTAAGATATTTAATGAAAATGAATGGAAAACCAGAATACATATGGTGATTTTAGTTGAGAAAGAGGAGTGATTTTATGTATTAGGAAGGTAAAAGACATGAATGAATTAGAAACGATTATAAAATTTTTATCTCAACATGGGAGTGCATTGGTAGTTTTTATTTTTGCGGTTCTTTTGTTTGCAGATAAAATTTTTGATGTCACTTCCAAATTAAACGACAAGTTTGGTTTTGAGACACATGCCTCATTAGAAAAGAAACATCAAAAAGAAGTGATTGAACAACAACGCTTAATGATCGATAAGCATACAGAAACTTTGGATAAACTAACACAGATTTTGAGCAATCAGAATAAAGATATTCAAGTTATCAAAGACATGATGAGAGAGCAAGCCGCATTATTAACAGACCAAAAGGTAGGCATGGAACGACTATTTGCACATACAGCTGAACTGGCTAAAAAATTAGATGATGCGTGCGTAATAGACGTTGCTTTATCTGAAGGTGTTGCTGCAATGTTAAGAGACAGAATCAAACAAGCCCACAGGTATTACAAGCAAAAAGGTTGTATTTCCCCTACGGGGCTTGAAAACATCAATGCTATTTATAAGGTATACCATGACCAATTACATCAAAATGGCGTTGGAGAAAAAATGTACAAAGAAATTAAAGCATTGCCTATTAAGGATGAAGAGTCATTCTTGTAGGTCTTTTTTATTGCAAAGGAGGATTGCATTATGAACAAATTTAAAGAATTTTTGGCAAGTATTAATTGGAGTGAAGTTAAACCACATACTGTTGTGAGCTTGATTTTACAGGTGTTAGCGTGGATCAATATGGGATTAACTGCGGCAGGTAAACCTGTGATTGACGTACATGAAGATGTGATTAACCAGATTGTAGGTTGGGTATTTGTATTTGGTACTTCTGCTTATGGCAACTGGAAGAATCATAGCTTTACTTGGTTTGCACAAACAGGAGATAAGATTGCTTACGCATTACGTGATGGTAGATTAACTGCCGATGAAATTGATCAGATCATGGAAAAGGTTGCAGATAAAGACGTAATTGTAAAAGTTGATAAAGATTTATTTGAGAAAGAATTAGACGATGTCGCAGAGGGTAAAGAGTCTGACGACATTGTTGGATAATTTGCTAAGTGATGAATTAGTAATTGAATAATTAGTTGTTGGGCAGTCGCTGTTATGGTGACTGCTCTTTTTAGATAAAAGAAAGGAAGTTTGATATTTATGGCATTAAAATTTAAAACAAGAACGGCTAAAAGCGTAAGCTATGGAAGCAAGCGTAGCACGAGTTCTATTAAGTTTATTGTAATCCATTTCACAGGGAATGACGGAGATTCCGCTAAGAACAATGCAGATTATTTTGCCACTGGTAATACGAGAGCTGCTGGGGCACACTATTTCATTGATGAGGGAGATATTGTATGGAAATCTGTTCCTGTTAATCGAGTAGCATGGGCAGTTGGAGGATTTGTTACAAATGCTAATGGAGGTGCAAAATTTTATAAGATTTGTACTAATGCAAACAGTCTAAGCATTGAAATGGCTAATTCTGTAGGAAGTGTTCCTAAGGCTACATATAAAAATGCTGTTAGTCTAACTAAAAAACTTATGAAAAAATACAATATTCCTGCCAGTCATGTTCTAAGGCACAATGATGTATCGGGAAAACAGTGCCCAGAACCTTGGTGTGGAAAAAATAATAAACAGTGGGCTAAATTCAAAGCAGACATTTCTGGTTCTACAGTAGTAAAACCAAAAGCATCTTCTAAGTTCAAATCTTACAAAGTGAAAGTAACTGCTTCTGCTCTTAATGTACGTAAGTCTCCATCTACAACGGCTGCTATTGTCAGAGACGCTTACAAGAAAGGCACAACAGTTACAATCAAAGCTGTTAAGAATGGTTGGGGTAAAACTAAAGATGGTTGGATTAAACTGTCTTACACAAAGAAATGTTAAAGAGTATGAAAAGAAATAAGAAACAGTTATGATTGATTTGACGATCAGTCGTTATTTTCTTTATTAGTTTTGTTTGTTGGTGATAAAGAAGTGTTATTCTCTGCTGCGGAGAGGATAAAAATGAGCAGAATAAACTAGGTTCTGCCTCTATTTTTTATCAAAAAGTGTTGTATTTGTTTTGAATTTGTGTATAATGAAAGTAGGAATAGTAATATTCTCGATGAAAGAGCATCGTTAAAAGTTGGGCTGCAAGTGGAGCAGGGTAATTTTCCACAACGAATAGATGTCACAAATGGGCATTGCGCCTTGCGGCTAGGAGTAAAGCCGTAGTCCAAGCAGGGGACTTAACGATTTCTGCAACGAATAGATGTCACAAATGGGCATTGCGGCTGACAACCAGCAGAAAACTCTAATAAAGAATTATTGAAGAGTGAGGCTTCCGTCCCACTCTTTTTTACATATGAGGTATTTATATGGCATCAAAATCACAAAAGAAAAATACAATACGCCAAGATATTATAGAGGCAGCAAACATCTATGGGGAGCATTTAGCAGGACATACTTTTTTATATGTTTATGGTGATGAATATTTTGAAGTTACTTTTCCAAAAAACTGCTTCTTACATCTTACAGGTGTAGAAACATATTTGTCCGCCAATGAATTTTATAAGAAAGCAAAAAGAGATAGGTTATCTACACGACAGTTTTATTTTACCCAACGACACCCTTTTGCAAACGCAAAGAAAAAATTACCATGTCTGAAACAATTACCAGAACTAACTACAAGTATGGTATGTATTTTGAAAAATATTCAAACCACAACACTCGTCTACAAGCTTGGTATGACAAATTTAGAATTTACTTTAGGGCTAACAGAAAATTTGGACAGAGATGGTAACAAAGTTAATGATTATTTCTTACCGATGTCTCTTAGAGTTGAATCTACTTCTGTTGAGAAATGTGAAGCTGGTGGAATTGTCGACTTTATATTCTCAAAGAACGCAAAGCATGTGAAATATGATGCGATTTTAGTACAAGATTCTAACAAGGATATTCCTGAGTGTGTTCACCATTTATTGCATGAAAATTTATTACCACATTTAACAAGATAGACTCTGAATAGGATATTCAGAGTATTACAAAAATTTAAGGGTACATCAGATTAATTTCTGGTGTACCCTATTTTTTACGATTTTTAGAATAATCCCATAGACAACTTATGACTAAGTTCTATTCTATCTTCGTCCGTTAATAAATATTCTGGTTTATAATCTCCGTATTCGTCAAAATATTTATCTTCATTTTCTTTTATGTCTTTAAGAAATTTACTCCAAATAATTCTATCTGGATCATAGCGGTCTGCGTCATAACGGACTTTTTCTTCATACATCAGCCGAAGTTTACTATCATCAATATTAATTCGCAATGGAAGACTCTTAAGAATACCTTTTTCTATATACGTTGTATATTTGTTTTTATGTGCTATTTTAACATAATAGTGTATCTTCTGTTCTTTGTTATTATAATCAAGAACTTGCCTACGATTGGTATCTATTGTAATTTCATGATTGAATTCATCGATAACTGTTTTGTACATTAGTGTGACTTCCTTTTAGTCTATATTATTCTACTCTTACTATATCATCTATTTCATGCTCAGACAAGTATAAAGACATCCCACATTTCTCGTCAAAGAATGAAAGGACGTATTCTGTAGAATCAATTCTAGCTCCATATAAGGCTGTTTTTATAGGCGTCTGAGAGTCGATTTCTGTAAGTTGTACTGTGTCACCTATATGGAATAATCCGCACTCTGTATTGAGTGTCTTGTCGCTTTCGTTGTATTCGTATATTCTCATTGTATTTTCAATTTCCTTTTTTGTTGTATATATGCTTCTTCTACTTCTGACCGCACATGACCGTAAAGTTTCTTTTGAGCTTCTGTCAGCGCCTTCATTGCATCATCACGATTATTAAATTTCCTTAATATATATAATTTATTTTTGTAATTAATTACTGGGCGGTAAGTATTATCTTTTTTATTATGTCTAATTGAGAATGAGCCGATTTCTACTCCGAATAACTTGTTCAT